AGGTAGTGATAATGGTTATTATCGTTAGCTTGGGTATCTCGCGCGCTGCTCTGTGATGGGCCCAAACCAAACGCTCGATGCCCTCCTACCATCTGTACTCGCGAGATAGGATCGAACGATCGAATGATCCGCGAGAAAGGATCGAAAGGATCGAGAGGATCGAAATCGCGCCAGATAGGATCGAGAGGATCGAATTGATTCTCTCTGTCGGCCCACATTTTCGCCCCCTGTCCAGACTTTTTTTTGCCTCGGTTCGCTACCCTGTGGGGGCCGACTTGACAGCCCCGGGAAGCGCTGGTAATTTGGCCGCAGTTGTCACCGAATTTGGTGGCGGCGAATCAGAGGAGCCAAGCACAGATGGCACAAGCACAGACAGCACAGATCGCAATCGGGTGGTACCAAGTGCATAACTCGGGACGGGCGTTCGACGAATTGCGTGCACTGGCGAAGGACGCAAGCGTCAAGCTCGTGATAGAAGAGACGAGCGTGGACAAAATGACGGAGGTGATACGCGACGCCAAGGCTGGGACCAAGTCGCGACAGGGTAGCGTCACTGTTCGCGTCACGTCGCCCAAAACGTTCGTGATAGCGGCTGCGGGAATAGAGATGGTGTCGGGTCAGCGGCCAAGCTGCAAGCCGTATCCACAGAGTACGGCTTGGGGTGGCTTCCCGACGGGTATGTGCTTCGACATGGCCCGTGCGGACCTCCAGCGCGTCGCCTCCGTCACGCTACAGGTCGCCACCCGTAAGAATACGGTGGTTGGCTACTTCGAGAGCTACTCGAAGGATCAGGTGGAGCGCGACGCGGTCAAGGTCACGAAAAAAGCCAAGTCGGCCGCCAAGCGCGTCGCTAAGGCAGAGCGCGTGACGGCGAAACAGCAAGTCGCCACCAGTGAGGCAAACGTCGCCACACTCGTATCCAAGATCACGGCGCTCGTGATGAAGGAGCTCGCCTAGGGGCCCGGGGGCGGGGAGCGTATGAGCGCTCCTCGCCCGTTTGGGGGTGTGTGGCAAGCCCTGTACTAAAACCCCATGCGGGACAGTACGGGAACGCGGGTTCGACTCCCGTCACCTCCACCATGCGTACAGTGTGAATTGGTCACGCAATACGCAAGCACGCAAAGGGGTTTGCTGTGAGTCACGCTATTGGATCGGACGCGTTGCGTCCCATGTATGACGCAATGGACAGGGAAGCGCGTGAGGAGCGCGATGGGCGCGATGGACGCGTAGTGCGCGACATAGTGCTCTGCGCGGATCGCATCGTGGGGGTGGACGAAGTTTGCGCCAATTTTGACGAAGGCCATGTACGCGAAATGGTGGACGCCGGATTCCACGCGTACAGCGCTCCGAGACTAGCGCGCAAATAGCGTGAGGTGGGAGTGCGCGAGCACTCCTGCCGCCTCGAACGCATATATGCGTGTATGTATATGTGCGCTCGTGGCGGCAGACGGTCGCGGATTACGCAAACCCGGTGTCGCCGGGATAAATGCGTCAGCCCCTAGCTGGCGCTAGTGCAAAGGAGTAGTGCGCATGGAAGGCCAGCAGCACACGTTTATGGTCACGTCTGGCAGGCGTGACAGGCGGTTTAGCCAGCGGTACGTGATGGCGGATCAGATTATCGAGTGCGATACACGCGAAACGGCCCTCGCGACTGCCGCCGATATGGTGGAGCGATTCGCGTTGGAGGACGAGATCAATCGGGCCGAGCATGGGGAATACCGTCGAGCGCGGATTACGCAAACTCTCCATCGCGACTTGGTGTTTTACACCGATCGCATCGTGGGGGTGGATGAGGTTCGCATCAATGTGGTTCGCCACGCGTTGGAGATCAGTGCGGCGGCCCGCAAGGCTCGCTCCTAATGGCGCTCATGTCAGTACGGACGCCTCTGCGATGCTACGCGGTCATGTGCGGGGTGATTGATGAGCCACTCATCTGTCGCGGGGTCTACTCGACCATCGAACTCGCGCAGAGCGAGGCCGACAAACTCATGCCAAACGATCCACGCATCCTGTGGGCGAATGTGTTCGACACTGTGGCGTGGGTTCGCGAGAGCGAGATCATCGGGCAGTACCGCGACTACCGGGAGGCCCTGTAATCATGAGCGTAATCAAGAGGAAGGTCGCATCATGAACGTGCTAGAGAAGCTTGGACAGGTTCACTATCGGTGCGCGTGCTATGTCAGCACGATGACGCCTGAGGCCCAGTTCGTAACGCGCTACGGCGCTCACGAGTTGAGTTGCCCCGCGTATCAGGAGTCTCGCGACCCGGTTGATCGTGCATACGATCGCGAGGAACGCATGGCTGGTATCCGCGAGGCGCGCATAGATAAAGGGGGCCAATGATGGTGTTCCAATCGGAATGCCCTGACTGTGGTGGCGATCTTGTCATCACGAGCGCGACTGTGTTCTGGCCCATAGGCCACGCGCCCAAGGTGTATTCCGACGGGTTCACGCTGAATCACAGTAGCAGCGGTCGCACCGGAGAGGAGCGTGTGTCATGCACGCAACAGCAGTGTTCTTACGAGGGTGAACTCGAAATGGTCGAGGACGATACCCCGCGCAGCCCAAAGGGGGGCACAAATGCCTAGCATGAGCTTCAAGGAACTGAGCAGCATGCCTGCTCGCGAGATAGACGAGAACAGTGGACACGGGCGCAAAGCGCAACTGGTTGTCGGCATGGACTTCCGCCAGATTGTGTTTCGCGTGGTGATGCCCGGGTACGAGATCGAGCTAAACGATCGCCCCAACGTCGTGTACGAGGCGGTCGAGGCCACCGCGTACATAGACGTGGAGCAGGGCGATGTCATGATCGCGGCGATCAAGTCGGCGCAGAAGAAGATCGCGAACGCAGGGCGCTCATGATGACTGACCTGACCGACCCGACCGAACCGATCTACGGCCTTCGGGACTTGATCGGTGAGGCGCTGAGGACATTCCCGAACGACGATGGCTTGCCCCTCTTCGTCGCGATCCCCCAGCCCGACGGGACTCACCTAGTCGCCCCGCTTCGCGTGGCGTTCGTGGCGTCAGCCTTCGACGGTCTGGAGGAGGTGGCCGGGATCGTCTGCGTGGGCGATGACGAGCGCATCGTGGTGTCAGCACGGGGAGCGCCCATGTAAGCAGACGCACACTTGAGCGCATAGCACGCAAGGCGTGTCGCATATATAGATTCATTCAGGGTTCACAGTGAAGCCTTGACAGATTCGGTGGACTGCTGTTAGGCTGTCCACCTTGGCAGCCCCAAAGCTGTCATCACAGGCAACAAGCACAGAAAGGAGTTTGCCTATGGCTACGCAGATGCTTCTCACGAAGGAACTGCTCAAACGATTCGCCCATGTGGGAGATCAGGACGGGAGGGGCGATGAAGCTGAGATCGTCGCCCACTTCTTCAACCCATGGGGCGCTGGAGATTGGTACGCGACGGAGTACGATCCCGGCACCCAAATGTTCTTCGGGTACGTGAACTTCAACGACCCGATGTTCGCTGAACTCGGGTACTTCTCACTCCCGGAGTTGGCGCACGCTGAGGTTGGGCCCGGTGGCAGTCTCAGGCTGGAGCGCGACTCGCATTGGCGGGTGAGGACCGTTGGCGACATCAAGCGCGAGATAGGGCGATGAAGGCGGTTGTACCGAAGAGGATGGACGACACGACAGTAGTGCCCTTCTCGTACGATGAGGTCGTTTGCGATAGCGACGACCCCGCCATCATGATACCGAGGCTCTGGCGCACACTGCGCGACCTACAGCCGGAGACGGCCAAGGCGTTTCGCAAGGAGTACAGATACGCGCAGCGCCGCAGCTACGACGTGTCCAACTCGCGCATCGAGCTTCTGCTCGACACCCTGTTCGAGCTTCTGGACACGTTCGCAGCCAGCTTCAACGCGATATTCGGTCAGGTGTGCGACAAGGACACCCCGGCCTACGCGTTCATCTACGTGAACTCATGACGCACCCATCGGGACAGGACGACAAGGCGAAGGAGCTAATCATCCTGCGCGAGCCTAAGAAGGCCGCGCCGCTTGACGCGAAGGCAATCGGCGTAACGTGCAGAGGGATTCGCGACGCGATGGAGTTCGAGCTACGCAAGGTGATGCAGGTGATTCCGCAGATGGTGGACGCGACTGCTGTGCAGGAGGCCATCGAGCACGCGATTGAAACGGTTGGCCGTCTGCTCGATGGCGACATCGCCACCCTGCGCGGGGTCCGGTGCGTGAAGTGCAACAACACCTACATCGTGATGGGGGATGGCATCGAAGGCGCGACCGACTGTGTTCGCTTCATCCCGCTGGCGGACATGGACGAGTTCGCTCTGGCTGAGATCGCCGCGAACCTCAGTGTCGGCGACCCGATGCCGTGGGGTACGTGTGCGAAATGCCTCGGCCTTGCTCACGCGGTCTGGGTTCAGAACCCGGCGGCGTTCCCGTAATGCTCCTTCGCGGCATCCCGGCTCCGTTCATCATGCGCGCCCTGAGCATGACCAATCTGGTGCCTCGCGATGGCATCAAGGTCGTTGGCGTCAAGGGTGCCGCCTTCAGGTTCACGCTCGCGCCCAACAAGCGCCTGCCGAGGCCGAAGGGCGTTGAGATTCTCGACGACCTCATGTTCAATGTGCGAGGGATGGCGTTCCCCGAGCATCAGCGCTTCGCGTACCAGCGAATCAGCGGCTCACTCCATACCGCCAATGGTTACCGGCGCGTCAACGCAGCCTGCTGGCACGGGTATCGCGACTTCATGTGGATCGCGCTGAAGCTGACCGATGCGCTCGACACTACGGGCGACGGGCGCATCACGACGCAGTACGCCGACTACAAGAGCCTCAAGCAGTTCGAGGCCGAGCATGGGGGAACCGGATCGGAACGGGACGCATGGAGCGTTAGGTACGACGACCAGTGCGGGTGCGCGTCGGCGTCCACGGTCTGGTCCGACCTCATCACCCAAACCGATCAGGCGATCGAGGACATAGCGCACCTACGTCAGATACGGACGCGCATGGGGGAGCCGGACCTAAGCGTTGAGACGATCATGTCTGATCTAGTCGCATCCATGTCAGCACGGAAGGAGGGCGGGTGTAGCTGAGTACACTCACCGCATGGTAACTATACTGAATATAGAATCAACTCTCTCTGTAGCCACAGAGTAGACTGAGGGCAGACTTGACAATTCCGATACCGACTGTTAAGGTGGGATCGGTTGGCAGCAAAATGCCGTTCTGCTGGATGGACGGACGCTGCTGGTTGTGCAACTTAGCCATGAAAGGGGTATGCACGCACATGAATCTCTCCGCTATCAATATCAATCACGAGGGCGCGGCCTGATGGCTGTTCGTCAGGCTGCGCAGCACGAGTACATCGCGGACATGCTGTTCAGGCGTCCCACGATGGCCGATCATTCTGCCGGGGGCGCGAAGCCCCAGTTCCACCTGCCCGAGTCGCTATGGGGGCAGGAATGGCGGCACCCTAGCGGCGACACCTACACGCCGACGCGACTCGTGGTACACAACACGGACCATGGGGTGGACCCGGAACCGTTTGCGCCGCAGATTCCGCTGCCCGTGCTGGAGGCGGTGTTTGCAGCCCTGACCGGGCAGGTCGTGGACGTGCGGACCAGTTCCACAGGCGACGGATACGGCGTGGACGTGTACACCCACGTAGAGATGCGGACTCGCCATGCTTGGGCGGGTCGCAGCAAGAACGTGACCAACCGGATGTTCCTGTCGCAGATACACTCTGGCTACCACCAAAGCGGGTATCAGGGCTGGGGCATTCGTGGCTACAAGATCGGGAAGGACCCGGTGGAATACCTCGCGCTGATAGCCCTGTGCGGGGCGCTGGCGACCCCCAAGCGCGGCGAGAAGGTGCTGAACCACTACGCCGACCTGCTCGAAGCGTACGTGGCGGAAGAGCGCCCACCGATCAGGAACTTCATCATGCCAGAGGCAAACTGGATCATGGTGAACAAGGTGGTCACGGAGTTGACGCTCTGGATGATGTTCCGCGACTTGAGTCCGATTCCCCCATCGAGTGGGGACAATGCCGCACTCGGCCAGCACATCTTCCGGCAGGAGGAATGGCAGCGTACCTTCCCGAAGTACGACAACGTAAGCGGCAGCGGGCATAACTACTGGGACGAGGGCCAGTTCGCCGAGGACCGACCGAGCGCCAATCTCTCGGTCGCGTTCACGGACCCCGAGAAGCTCAAGGAGTGGCGGGAGACGGGCGTGCTATCGCTTGCCCCAATCGCTGACGTTGATGGCTCGGTTGTCGGCACGCTTGATACCCCGTTTGTGGGGCCACAGAGCGGGCAACTCATGATGGCGGGCCTGCACGGCCTGCACGCACGAGCGGTCGGCACTCATGGGACTGGCAAGTCCATCTGCGTCCTGAATGTGATGCGCATGTGCCGCGAGTACATTCAGGTGAAGGAAGGTCGCGACATCGGAGCGGGCATCACTGTCGAGGGGCACGAGTCCATGCAGCCGGACGACCTGCTGGGTGGCTTCATCCCGACCATCAGTGAGAAGGATGGCACCAAGGGCTTCGAGTGGGCGGACGGACCGCTCACCACGGCGATGCGGGATGGCCTGATGATCTTCGTGGATGAGGCCAACCGGATGCCCAGCAAAACTCTGAATGTGCTGCTTGGCGCAATATCACGGGGCGCGATCGTGCTGACACAGCAGGGTAACGTCGAGGTCGCAGCGGGAGCCGGGTTCGTGGTCTTCATGGCGATGAACGTCGGGCAGGCATACATCGGTACGAACGCGGTGGACCCCGCGCTATTGGACCGCTTCCCGGTGACAGTGCCGTTCGAGTACCTGCCTCGCGACGAAGAAGTCAAGCTCCTGACTGGGCGCACTGACATTGACGAGCAGATCGCCGGATGGATAGTGGGCGTGGCGGTCGAGACGCGAGCGCAGTTCGCCAATCGGTCCTTGCCGGTCCCAATAAGCCCACGAGGCACGATCGCATGGGCGCAGGTGGTCATGTACCGCCGCCTCCTGAAGGGCCTCGTGGATGGATCGCCGTATGGGCAGGCCGTCGAGAGCGCCGCTGAAATGACGTGGCTCCCCGACGTGGCTGGCTTGGACGCGACCGGGAGCGTGAATGCGGACAGCGCGAATGCGCTGCGGCAACTGATTCGTAACCACCGCCCGGATGGGGCGCGGTAAGCATGGGCGAGAGAATCGACATCCACTCACGCGACGATATGCCTGTGTACAAATCGCCCAACAAGGGGAAGGTCTTTTCAGCCCGGACCATTGCCCTCCGGGCGCTGCGACCCGACGGTGCCCTATTCGTGGCGGCTGACACCTTCACGGAGGCCGCCGCCATGCGCAAGTCGTGGGTACAGTGCGCTCGCCGCCTCAGGATTCGGGTGGTGAGTCGCGTAGACAAGGACAAGCCGGGTATCTGGATAGCACTCAACATGAACGCAAAGGAGTTCATTTAATGAAATGGTATGAATGGCCGTCAATTCGAGAGTCGCTTCGATCCTATGGGCGCTCGTTTCTCGGGAATTCCGGCTACCGGATAGAGTTCACGGTTCCCGACACAATCAAGGCGGCGGGGTTCGTCGGCGCATGCGATCAACATGCCCGCATCGTCCACGTCTCGCCCGAGGCTGTCGTGTGGGGCATGAGCCGTGGGGACACGCCGCAGGATCAGTTCAACGTCACCCGGGGCGTCATGGTTCACGAGGTCGGGCACGCTCGATTTACGCGGTACGACACGAGACGCTTTGATGCGGGCGATAAGCGGGCCTTCATCACTCATCAGGTGTTCAATGTGCTGGAGGATGAGCGCATTGAAAGGGCGATGGGCGGGATGTACTCGTTCACGAAGCCACCGCTGCGGACACTAGCTGCCAGCATGGCAGAGCAGAACGTGCGAGGTCTGCGGGCCGAGCACGAGGCTAAAGGGCTGGGCGCGCGCGATCCGCTCCTGTGCGACCTCGATGTCGATAACGTCATGCGGTATCTGCTCCTGAGGCAGTTGGCGAACAAGGCCGGTGATGCGAACCTCAAGCGCGCAACGCTCGACGCGATAGAGCTTCATCCCGATCTCGTAGACCTGCGGGACCAAGTAGTCGAGATCGCAGAGCGCTCGTACCGTGCTGACAACGCCGAGCAGGTATGCGACTTCGCTGAGGAAATCGTCGCCCTGCTATTCGAGCGGGCGCAGGAAGAGTCGCCGGATGCCGATGGCGAGGAAGGCGGCGAGGAAGGTAGCGAGGGCGAGGAGGAATCGGAGGGCGGCGGCGCTGGCGACGACGACTCCGAGGAAGATAGTGACTCCGAAGATGACTCGGGCGGCGACGGGGATGGTTCCGGGTCCGACGAGGACGACGCAGACGGCGACGAGGAAGGTGGCGCGAAACAGGGGGGCGGGGGTGTCGGCAAGCCGGTTCGGGCGGACATGCCGACCGCGCCGCCCATCAACGATGACGCCACGCCGGGTAACCCGTACTCCGCTAGGGCAGGTGACCCCGGCGAGCCCCCGCCCCCGGCTGACCAGCGCTGGGACCCCGAGGAATACGACGGCAAGATGCCGCCGGAGATAGCGGCCCCGACAGCCGTCCAGAACCCGGAGAAGGGGGATGGCGAATTGGATGCGGGCAGGGGGCACCGCATGGTTTATGCGCAAGACCCGACCGATCTGGAGGCAATAGTCCGACCGCTGGCGAATCAGTTGGCGAACCGCCTGCTGTTGCCGGTCATTCACCTGCCGCGTGAATATGGCGCGTACGGTGGCCGTGTCAGCATGAGGGCAGTGATCCGCACGCAAGGCGAGAAACCCTTCCTGTCTCCGAGCCAGCCGGAACCCGACGGCGGGGTGCTGGCGATCGGGTTTGCGCTCGACGTATCAACTTCCATGCACGACTTCGGCAAGATCGAAATGGCGAAACGGGCGCTCGGGATGATGCACCTCGTTTGCAATGAGTTTGGCATCTGGCACATGGCGGATACGTTCGCACAGCGCTACATGATCCTGCCGGGCGACGAGCAATTGGACGACGAAACTGGTCTGGCCCGTATCGCCGGATGCCCCAGCAGGGGCACCACATGGGTCAACCCTGTGTGCTGCGACCTCGGGGCTATGCTGCTGAAGCGGCCAGAGCCAGTCAAGGTGCTGATCGTCATTCACGACGGCGAGCCGGGTGATCCCGAAGAAGCCGCCTTGTCGTTGCGTGGCCTCCGCAACGACGGGATCGAAATCCTTGGCGTCGGCATCATGCTGGGCGGCGGCGCGGTGGAGGCCATGCAGAAGATGTTCGGCGACGAGTTCATCGACTGTCGCAAGGCTGAGGACCTGCCGCGGTACATCGGTTCGGCGATCAATAGCCTCTACAACGTGGCGCAGGCGCGGCGAGCGTCGGAAGTGGTGCGGGGGTAACGAATGAGCGAGAAGAAATTACAGGCATGGGTGGCGTCCGTGTGCAGGCAGTTCGGGCTGCTTCACTACCACACGCACGACTCCCGTAAGTCCGAAGAGGGCTTCCCCGACAGCGTGATCGTGGGGCCATCGCGAGTCCTCTTCCGCGAACTGAAAGGCAAGACCGGCAAGTTGGGCCCCGACCAGATCGTCTGGCGGGACACGTTGCTGGCCGCTGGCGCAGATTGGGCGCTCTGGCGACCCGCAGACATGGAAGACATCGTAAGCGAGCTAAAGGAGCTACAACAGTGACGACCTGCACCGAACCCGGCTGCACGAACAAGCATCTGGCGAAGGGCCTTTGCCGGAAGCATTACGACCTGCGGCCCGAGCGGGCAACGCGGCGCAGGGAAGCCACCGGCAAGTGGCAGCGGACGCCCAAGGCTCGCGCTACGAGGGGGCGTCGCGAGAAGGCCAAGCGGGAGGCGGCCAACCTCAAGAAGTACGGCAGCAAGGTGCATCCGTACTACCTGCCCTCCGTCTGCCCGCACTGCGGCGGGGAAGCCCTGCCGGGTAAGCGAGTGGCAGGCATGTGCGGCGCGTGCTACTCGAACAAGCGCTATCACACAGACGACCGCTACCGCCAGCAACTCAAGGACCACTCTAGGCGCTGGGCCAAGGGCAATCCGGCGGAAAAGGCCGAGATGACGCTCAGGGCGGGCAAGCTGCGCGGCAAGCGCATGCGGGGCACAGAACCCCCGTTCCCCCGCACAATCCGCTCATGGACGCCCGAGGGGCTTCAGCGGCAGGTTGCGCCGCTCGTCTCTGACGGCGACTGCTTCGAGGTCGCCTTCCTGTACATGCTCGATCTGAAGGACGCTGACGAAATACGCAAAACCCGGCTCTGCCACGGCTACGTGCAGGGCACCAAGCACCCCTTCCGGCACACTCACGCGTGGATCGAGGTCACCGAGCAGATGCCAGTACAGTCGGGGGTGCGAGCCCATGCCATTACTCTCGTTATGGTCATCGACAGGGCCAACGGGCACGACATCACGCTGCCTCGCGACTACTACTACCAGCTTGGTAAGATCGACTCCGATCAGGTCGAGCGTTACGGGAGGCCAGCAGCCCAAGTCCAAGCGGCTACGTACTCAACCTACGGGCCGTGGGACGCACAAATGTTGAAGTACGCGACTATTCCGTCGCAGAAAGGTGGGGCGGCATCATGAGCGCGCCGACTGAGCACGAGTGCGACTACTGCGGCGAAATGTATGAGCATCCGCACAAGACGACGCACCACGTCTGCCCGGAGTGCAGGAAGCTGGGCAGCAGTTCGCCGTATCTGGAGGTGGGCGTCCACGGGCGGTCGGTTTCGAGCACGAACAGCGGGTCCGTCGGTCACAAGGCCGGACGCCATGTGGGAAGCACGGCCCACAGGGAGGCTTCGTGTCCGGTATGCGGGAGGCCCGCGCAGGCGCTCCGCGTGACCTGCGGCAGGGAGTTGTGCATCAAGCGGCTTACGAGCCACCAAAGCAAGAATCCGACGCCCGGCGGCGGGGCGCTCATACCCGGAACGATAAAGCGCATGAGGGGCGAGGCCGGAGAGTTCCGCTCCTAAGGCGCGGGCAACTCCCACAGGCCGTCACCCGCAGAATGAATCTCACCCTTGCGTTCCAGCCCAGTAAGCACACGCTTCCCGGCGTCCTCGCTAACCCACGACTGCGCGCACAACTCTTCCGTCGTGTGCGGTTCCGTGCGGCCGACTCTCTCGCCGACACGCAAGAGGGTCATGAACCGCTGCGGAAGTGGAAGCTCGTTGCGAATCTCTGGCACGTCGTCGCCGCTGGCCGTCTCCACCCTGATCGACCCGAGTGGGTCCGAATCATCGAATTTCATCGTGACTGCGAGGGGCTTGTGGCGCGGGCCGTTCGACATTTTGCGATTTATCAGGCCGACTTCCATGTCAGCACCACCACCCTGTACCCGCGTCACGTACCAAGTGGATCGGGCTGCGTTGTGCCAGAAGACCGATCCGAAGGGTTTGTACCGTTGCCTCTGAGTGCCGTCGCCGTGGCTCACATGCGCGATTGTCAGGCTGGTCACCCCGATGTACGCCAGAGCGTTGAAGTACGCGAGCACCTCCTGCTCGTTGCGCGGCTCCCCGCAGGCGGCGGCGGCGCTGTCGATGACGAGCAGGCGCACATCGTCCTCCAGCACGCGCCGCTTGATCGCCTCCTTCTGTGCAGGCAGAGAGATGCCTCGCGCGCCCCAATAAATCAGCCGGTCCTGCGGCCAGCCCAGCGAGAGGCCCTTCAGGAGGCGCAGTAGGCGCACCTTGGCGGTTTCCTTGTCCGTCTCGTAGTCCACGATCATGACCCGGCCGTGCTCGGCAGGCACATCAAATTTCAGATACGCCATTTTGTGCGCGACGCAGAGCGCGAGCAGGTATGCCTGAAAGGTCTTACCGGCCTCACCGTCGCCGAAGAAGATCGACGGTTGGTGCGCCGGGAGGAACGGGGCGACGAGGAAGCCCCTGTGCGCCACCACCGGGTCCACATCAGCAAGCTGGACGGCATCGTCCGACATCAGGTAGGCGTTCCGAATCATGGAGGTCGCGATGTTTATGTGCGCGGTCCACCCAAATTCCTTCCCGAACATCGCGTCCAGTTGACGCCGGTAAAGCTCCCGATTGCTGAGGGAGAGCAGATTGAGTCGGCCCGAGAAGATGTCCTTCTTGGAACCCGGTGCTGACACGCGAGTCACGAAGTCACAGTCGATCCGTTGTGGGTTCTGACGCATGTCGCGCCCGTCGATCAGGATGGCCCCTTCGGCCAGAGGTATCCGGCACCGGAAATTGTCATCGCCCTCAAGCGCCTCAACCGTAGGTTGCGTCGTGTAAGGTGCCACTTCCAGTTCTTCTACATCCCCACCCTCGGCGAGGAAATCCACGGCATCGCCCTTCTTGCTGACGACCGGGCGCACTATCTCAAGCTGCGACACCTGAGGCTCGATCTGCTTGGCGACCTCGTGCATAAACTTGCGACCGTCCGAGTCGTTGTCCGGCCACAGGATCACCGCCCTGTCGCGCAGGATCGTCAGGCCCTCGCCGAACTCGCTCTGCCCAGCGCCCCCGCCAGCGCTCACAGCCGCGTAACCCGCCCCCACCAGCGCATCCGCACACTTCTCTCCCTCTACGAACCACACGGGCACATCAGCGGCGAGATTCTCAAGGTCTTCTGTCCGGTAGAGCGGTACGTCCTTCTCTTTGAGCGGCCTCGGCAGGCCCTTCCAATCCGTCTTCCCGTAGCCGCGCCACCTGAATGTCTTGGCCCCATCGGGCGTCTCCCACCTACCCTTCTCGGCCACCGGGTCATCGCCGTTGTTCCAGCGGAACTGGTAGATCGCCGCGGGGGGCTTGCTGACATCCGGCTTTTGGCTCGCGTGCGTGGATGTATGCTCGGAGGGCGGGAAGGTATCAGGGGCAACGGCCCTTCTTTTTCTGCTGACAGTGCCGTTCTGCTCGGCGGTTGTCCATAGCCCCTGCTCGGTGAGCGCCTGTATCACATCCTCGCCAGCGCAACCGTGCCAGCAATAGACGAGCGGGTTCACTATGTTCGAGTCTCGCGGTGGCGTGATAACAAAATCGTTCGCGCCGCAGACGGGGCAGTCGCCCCGAAACGACCGGCCTTCCTTGCGGCCATGTAACGCGTCTACGATGTCGGTCATTCCGGGCAAAAGTGCGTCTCCTTTCTAGGCGCGTCGGTCCGCTAACCCTCTAGCTGCGCCACGCGGGCGTCGTGCATGTCCATGAACTGGCGGAACGCCTTGCTACCCGGCTCGAATGTATTGCGCGTCACGACCAGCGCCAAGCCCTCGGGCACCGCTACGGCCCCGAATACCTGCTGCCAGTACAAAAGCTCGCCCTTGGGCATGCCCGCGTCCTCTGGGGAAGCGACAATATCGGCCTCCTGCTTATTCTCGACGGGCGGCTCCTTCGGCTTGGCCTTGGGCTTGGCGCGGGCCTTGGCCTTTGCCTTAGCTTTCGGCTGGGCCTTCGCGGCCGCCAGAGCGAGTTCGGCGAGGGCCTCAGGTGTCGCAGCTTTCGTGTCAGCACCGTTCTCGCTCGCCCCCTCGCGTTGCGCAGGCTCTTGCGTTTCCGCCGGGGCCTCCAAGGGAGCAGTAGTTTCCGGCACCAGATCGCTGATCTCCATGTTGCCGCCTTCGGCGCGATCCTCAATCGCCATCGCGGTGACGAAGGAGTTTGCGGGCGGGGTGTCTGCGCCGCCGGTGAACGCCTTCGACAGGCGCTTGATGACAGTCTTGCGAGCCATCATTTCCCAGTGCTCGGTCCACGCCGTCGCGTTGCGGGCGCGGCTGCCCGCCCTGATCTTCTCCACCTGATTGCGGTCCATGACCTCGAAGATGGAGTCGCCGTTCCGGAGGAAGGCGATCGCGTAAACGTGCGTGATGTCAGTCTCGTCCATGCGCTCACCCTCGGGCCGATGCTCCAGCTTCTCGTTGATGCCGAGGTCGTACTCGAAGTGATCGCTCTCGTACACGGCCCGGGCCACCACGCGCTTGGCGTAGCCCTCGCGCACCGCAAGCTCCATCAAACCCTTGTAGCCGACGATGCAGGTCGCCTCGTATTTGCCGAGGCGGTTGTTCTTGAACGGGACGAGGTAGAGGTGGTCTTTGCCGTCGGCGAAGTCGAGTCCCATGCCTGCCCCCACGAGTAGGGCGTTCATGATGCTTTCGCGGGTGCAGTCGAGCAGCAGCGGGTTGCGCTGCATGGACGTGATTGCCACCCGTAGCCACGTACCCACGTCTACGCGCTGGTTCACGAGTTGGGCTACGCGGCTCTTGTTGTGCCCGAGGAACTTCTCCCACTCCTGAACTCGCTGCGGGAACGCTAGGTCGGTTGATTCCTGTGTCATGGCTTCAGCCTTTCTTGATTACGAAGCGTCGATAGACGCTGGATTCGGTGAAGTCGTCTATGTCTTTTTCGCCCAGCGTCGGCAAAAAATCTCGCGAGAGCGCCTGCCAGTCCGTCTTCCTTCGCTCGTGCGACCGCCAAGTGACGGCCCCACCTTCCGCAAACTCGATGCCCTCGTTCTTCGCGATACGGTCCTTCATCTGGTTTTCGGCGGTCTTGTACTCCTCTGCGGCGATGTCGCGGGTGTCACGCAGCAAGAGCAGCTTCGCGTAATCGTCCTCGTCGTCGGCGTTGCCCGCGATCATGCCCGCCGTGGCCTCGGGGTGCGAGGCCCTCAGGTACGTGTCAGCAGCCTTGGACGCATCAAGCTCCGGGGCCAGATCGGCGAGGATGTTCTCGTTCCAGAACCTCAGCAGAGCAGCCTTGTGCTTCTCCACGCGGTCCTCATTCGGACAGATTTCATAGACACGGTAGTCGCGACCGCCGATCAGGACGGCCAGATACCACATCGCGGCACCAGTCACGATCATGTAGTGCTCGCACTGAACCCGGTAGTGCTCGGGTACGTTGAGCATCGACGGTGGGTCGCCCCACTGCGGGGCCATCATCGCGCCCGCCGTCTTAATCTCCAGTCCCCAGCTTTGCGTCGGCTCAAAGTAGTCCGGTGTCGCCAGCATGAACCCGAATCCACCCTGCTGGGGATGCTGGAGAAGGCCACCGATCTCTTGGGCAGAGCGAAGGTAGAACCCAAACCCCACCTTATTTCCCCCGCTCCAATCGTGTTGCACCACATTGTCGTCCACAAACTTTGTCGCGATCACGTCTTCAAGGCGTTTCCCCCACTCCATTGCGGCGTTTTCCTCAAGCTCGGGGACCAGCCCCTTCTTGTCGAGGTACACGTCCAGCGCGGAGCGGTAGGGGTTGACGCCGAGGATCGCGGCGGCGTCAGTTCCGCCAAGGCCCTTACGTCGAAGGGCGAGCCATTCCTGACGGTCTGAGAAGGGCAGCCGGGTGGCGTGCCCCCAAGAGATAGCGGTAGCCATTTGACCTCCTATGGTCTAGCAAGCGGAGGGCAAGGGTAGCAGAATCAACAGGGCATTTCAGCGGGAGGAATTGTTGATCCCGAGGGGGGTCAAAAGCCGGTCTGCGATCTGCTTTGGAGCGAACGCGCCCACGACAGACACCGCCCCAATCAGGAGGGGGTCGGTCGTAATCGCCCCCATCACGAGGCCAGTAAATACCGCGCCCACAACCGCACCCACAAACGGCACGAACTTGGTCGCCATCACCGGCTTGAAAAGCTCCACAGCGCCGGTAGCCACGAGCGGCGCAAGCACCAGCAGCGCGTAAGCCCAGTTACCCATATCCCCGATCATGTGTTCCTCCGAACTTTTTCTGCGGCCCAAAGGGCCGCCCAATTGTCACGTATGTCCGCAAAGCGTTGGTTGAGATAGGCGAGCCGATCCGGTTCCGGCGCAGCGCCAGAAGCGAGGCGGTTATCCATCCCGATAGCCTCCTGCGCGAGGTCCTGCATCTGGTTCTTGATCCAGCGGTTCATCGCAATGTCGTCGTTTTCATCACCCACTTGTGGGGCCTCCCATCCATCCATGATTACAGCTACGTAGCGCTCGGTTTCCGGGAACGGCGGCACTCCACCGTACTGGCGCACGGTGCTCCCGCCTGCGTTGTACGCCGCTAACGCATAGTCTAAGCGCCCGAACTCCCGCAGGTGCCCGGCCATCAGCGTTGAGGCGTAGTCCAATGAGTCGTACGGTTGCCATGGATTCACAAACGGATGCCAGCGCGGAACTATTTGCGCAATGCCGATGGCGTTGGCACTAGAGTAAGCGTACATATTCCAGCCGGACTCCTGATTGATCTGGCGCTGGAAGTAGTGGGGGTCGAGGCCGTGGCGCAGGGCCGCGAGAGCGGCGTAATCGCGAAGCGCCTTCGCATCGTAGTCCTGCGGATTGATAAGGGTACGCGGGTTAACCGCGTGGCGCATGACCGCAGGGCCGCTGGCTATGTCGTTCACTTGCCAGTGCAAGTGCGGCCCCGTGCTCCATCCGGTGTCGCCGGTAGCGGCGAGCACCTGACCCTCCGTCACGTCGTCCCCGGCGCGCACCTTCGTTTTGCTCGCGCCGTCATTCAGATGCGCAAAGATGTGCGTATAGCGACCATCCATGACTTCGATGAAAAAGCCCCAGCCCGCCGGGTCCCCGTAGCCCACATGGCTAACTGTACCGGCTGCCGGAGCCATCAGGGGCGTCCCGTCAGGCGCAGCAAAATCCATCGCTGGGTGCCCCGGCGTCGGGTATCTACCGGGAACCCTAGCGAACGGCGTCAGCCCGTATTCCTGTGAGACGGCTATCCCGTCAGGGACCGGAAGCCTCACTAAAAAAGTCCCCGGATCACTTTTTGGCCCTTCGCTTTGGCTTGGCACCCCCCTTTGGCTTTTTCCCCGCCTTCGCCTTTTTGTATGCCGCCTGTCCCGCCTTGGTGTACGGGTAATGTTTCTTACCGAGCTTCGGCATCTCTACCTTCCGTTCTTCATGGCGACGATATCATCCAGATTAAGGTGACCCAACCACCGAGGTTCAGCACGCCGAGCGATATCGCCCAGCGCATCCCGCGAGACTCGCTACTGCTGATCCGGTCCCGCAGGCTATATTCGCGTCGGTCGATCTCGGCGCGCGGGACTATGACTTTCGTGATGCTGACCTGAAATTCGGCGAGCTGCCGCGTCAGCTCCCGGAGTTCGCCTCTCTCGGTTCCGTTCATCCGACGAAAATGATGCCGAGGGCTGGGATCACCGCCACGTACGTGAAGGTGACCTCGCCATTACCCGCTCTGTAATTACCAGTGGTTGAGCCTCCATCAAGTACCAGTGATGACCCACCACCACCTCCTCCGGCACCTGAGCCTCCTGCTCCAGTTGCGCCACCGCCACCTCCATAATATCCACCACCGCCTCCTCCTCCTCCGTAACTTCCCGATGAGTTACTGGAGCCTCCATTTCCACCGGAGCCTAATGATCCCACTGTACCGTTTACGTTATTGCCAGTACCTGCTGCGCCTCCTGCACTTTGGGTTCCTCCTCCACCACCTGAGCTTGCACCTCCTCCGTAGCCGGTACCCGTTGTACCCGTTTCACCTCCCCCATGCCCACCAGCCCCAGACCCTTGGCTTCCACCTCCAGACCCAACTACTACACGATTTGCAAGTGCGGTCCCACCTTGCCTTACATCTGAAGCTCCACCCCCACCACGGCCTCCATAGTTGGAGTAAGCGGTACCGCCAGTGCCACCACCATTCCATCCTCCTGCCCCTCCCGTAAGCCCGGAGTTCATGACGCCTTGCCCCCCTACATTTATATAGAGGGTTTGACCCGGGGTTACAGATAGGTCACCCTGTGATCTGCCACCTTGTCCGTTTCGGCCTTGCGCCCCAGCACAATCTACGGTGATCGTCGTGACTCCTGCCGGAACGGTGAATGTTTGCTGGCCACCCGTGTAGCTGAACGTCTCCGGGGACGCCATTTACGGCGTCCCGCAGATGAGGCCCACAACCAGCCCCTTCGCCGCCGTCCCGCTGTGGATGGCATCCACGTCAATCGCGATGATGTCATGCTCGGTCAGGTCATCCTCGCTCCCGTTGATGACCGCCGGGGTCGCCGCCGTCGCGGTGTGAAGCTCGCCGCTGTCGATGGTGATTACCGTGGATAGAATGTCCGCCGCCTGCGTGACGTTGCTGATTTGAACATTCAGCGTGCCCGTGACTCCTGCCGTTGTCACGAAGGCAAAGACGCGCTTGATATTCATGCCTGCCAATCGGTCGGAGATGGTGAACTCGGCCTTACTGTCGCCGGTCGCCGTATCGGTCCCGGTCCCAAAGCACGGGATTTGAACCTCAACCTCGCCTCGCTTTGCCTCGGCGAAAGCGTCCGGCGTCATGGTGCGCCCAGTGGCGGTGCCAGTGTCGATTTCGGCGGCAGTCGCAAGCTCGGAAATACCAGCGGCGGTCGGGCTGGCCGTCGGCAGGGCTTCCCAAATGGGCCGCGAGCCAGTGATTTTGAGGAACTGGTTGGCACTGGCCCCCTGTACGTCCAGCACGTCGGTCGTCAGCGTGGCCTGCGGGATGCTGAGCAGGGTGGCCTGCACGTTACTGAGAGAGGCAGCAGCCCCGCTGATATTGAGTCCAGCCCGTCCTGTCAGTAGGCCGCCGATCGTGGCAGCCCCGCTCAACCCAAGCACGCTTCCAGACATGGTGCCCGACGGAACGGTAACCGAGGCAAGCGTGGATAGCCCGTCAACCGTAAGCGTGCCGCTCAGGTCAAGGCTGGAGAAGCTCGCAGTCCCGGCCCCGAACACCTGCCTTGCGTAGATCGTGTCGAAGGAAGCGGTGCCTCCGGCCCGCATGTTGTTGACTGCGAGGATGTCAAAGGAGGCGGTGCCTGCAACTTTCAGGCTGGTCAGGTTCAGACCGGCTACGCCGAGGGCCGAGAAACTGGCGGTGCCGCCCTTGACGATCAGCCCGAGCGTGGTGGACAGGATGCCCTGCCCGGGGTCCACCTGATCGCCGACCGAGACGCCGCCATGGCTCCAGATGCCCATGCGGCGGGTGTCGTCAGCTAGGGCCACCCCCATGAGGGCCACGTCGGAGGTGGGGTCGGTCGTTGGACGCAGGAGGAAGGTGTCAACGGCCTTATTGGCAAGGCGGACCGTGTCCTCAGCGCCGGAAACGCCCTTGAGGAGGTTGTAGAAGGTATTCCAGCGGGTGGCGGTGACCCGTTGCCCAGCGATAGCCTGATACAGTGCCACTATAGGTACCTAACTGAACACGGCGACATCGAAGAGGGCGTTCTCCGCGTTAAAGTACCATGCGCCGCTGCCCGCTGAAAACTCCTTCAGGTGCAGAAGGTACGTGAACTGGGGATCCTCGCCCACTTGTCGCTCGAATTCGATGGTCGGACCAAGGTGGTCCACGATCACGTTGAAGGCGTTGTCATGGATGTCTGTGAAGGGGATCGGGAAGGCGGTCTGCCGCATGGATTCCAACTGCTCCTTGGCCGCCTCTGGCGTGCGATCCGGCGTAATCAACTGTAGCCTCTTAATCAGGACGGGGATGACCCAGCGCTTCCTGATTTCGGGTCGATTCTCATACCTGAGGGTGAAGTTGCGAACGACCGGCGTGACGGTGGCGTCGGTGGTGACAAGGGTGAAGCGCAGCGCGACTGTCTTGGCCGCCGTGTCGGACGGGAACTCAAGGTTGGTCTTGACGCCGGTAGTGTTGACGCTCCCGAGGTTCGTATAGGACCCTGAGCGGTCTATGGCGTAGGCGACATCGACGCGCGTGCCCGTGGGGATGGTGGCGTCAACGCCGAGGGCCAGAATGACCTTGGGGATGTCAGCAAGGCCCCCGTCGAAGTCCTCCATCGTCACCTGCTGGTCGGCGAGGCTGTAGCGGTAGTTGTCATCCTGCCGGGGGTTGTCCTGACTGTCGGGAAGGATGAAGTAGATGAGGGCGGTGCCGTGCCGACACAGCAGGTATGGGTTCGCCCCATTGAGCGCACTGACGACCAACGACCCCATGGCGGTGCTGCCTGCCGCGTAGACCGTATGCCAGCCTTCGCCCGGGTACTGCACGAGCAGGGGATTGAAGCGATTGACGAAGTATTCACCGCTTTGGTTGAGGAACGTGACCCATAGCCAACCCTGCGCCCACGTCATGTCTTGCGGGATGCCCTTGGCGGCCCCGGTGTCCCATGCGTTGATGTCGTTACCGACAACGCTGAAGGACTGAACCGCCGATTTATTGAGCACAGTCTGGCCGTTGAAGGTGACGATCTTGTGCCGGATGTTGAAGTAGAGGATACCGTCCTGCCCCACCGTCATCGCCTGACAGTTCACGGCGTCGCGCTCTGAGGTGAAGTCAAGGAGGTGGTGGAAGGTCCCGTCGCCCTGATACGAGTAGATGCCGTCCACCTTGCCGATGATGAGCGCGTTGTCGTAATTCACGATGCGCTGGGCGGTAGCGTCCGGGTGGCCTACATCACCTAGCTCCGTCCACGAGATACCGCTGTTTTTGGGATCGGTGGAGTGGAAGACCTTGGAGATCGGCGTTGAGTCGGTTGTGACAAGCACCTTGTAAACCCGGTTGTCGAGGGTCGCGAAGTCGTCGGCCAGCGCGTCATCGCCGGAGCGGTTGGATGCCACCCACGATGTCCCGTTGGTGCTGTATTCATACGCTTTATCTTCGCCGAGGGCCGCCAGCAGGATTTGGCCGGTGTCACCGTTCCAGTCGTTGCCGACCGTTAGCCGCTTGATCGCGCCACCGAGGGTGGCTACGTTCGCCCACGTAACGCCCCCGTCGGTGGATTTCTCGATATGGCTGCCGACCGGGGCATACAGATTGCCAGAGAACTCAACCGGCGGCCCCAGCATGGCCCCAGCAGTGCCGAAACTGACCGACTGGGCCTGCGGCCCCTTGATGAGTTGCCTGCGAATCGTCGTGTCAACACCGTTTGAGTGGTGGAAGCGCCCGAGGATCGGCTTCTCAAATTGAGCGTGTCCCATCCCGAAGGCCCAGTTGTTGCGGTTCCACGCCGACTCCGGCAGGAAGCCCTCGTAGCTGAAGTCGCCCTGTTCCTGCTTGGGCGCGAAGTAGGCCACCTCGTCCTGTTGGTATAGCTTGCTGGGCCAGTCGATATACCAGTGCAGGGGCAGGTTGGTGACCGTCTCGACGCCAAGCTCAAAATCTGACTGTTGCTGGCGGGCCATCTAGGACCAGCGTATGCGTTCGACGACGCGGCGCAGAGACGGCTTGCGCAGCCCCACCTTCTGTTGCGTGCGTTCGTATTGCTGCTCCGCGTAGGCGAGCGCCCGTTGGGCCTCCTCGCTCATGCTAAAGGCCGACTGTCCGTGCTCCAGCCAGAGCCGCCTGATTGCGCCCCAGTAGAGCGGGTCCAGTTGCGCGCCCGCGAGCGGCACGGTATCGGAGAGCGCCGAAAGTTCGGTGTTCGGGCCAGCGCCCTCAATCCTGATCCTGTTGCCGACCGCCGCGAGGTGATGGAGCGGGGTGTCGAAGCGCAGGAAGCGCAGGCGCTCACCGCTGGACTGATCGTGCTCGACGTACCACGACTCACGGCTCAGGCGGTGGAACGGGTAGGTTTCGATGCCCCGCTGGGTTTCCACGCGCACGGCGAATACCTCATGGATGCGGCTCGGGACGGCGTAGCGCCATGTGTTCGCTTGAACGGTTTGGCTCTCGTCCACCGACTCGTACATGAGTTGCGGGTAGTTGGAGGAGATTTCGGCGTTGATCGCGGCGCGCTTGCGCTCGGGGCTGAACAGGCGGTGAAGCTGGTACGTGTCGCCCGATTGGACGCTCGCCGCAAAGGAGCGGACGGAGACGAAGCCCCCGGATTGGGTGAAGGTGCTGATCCGATATACGTTGTCCAGCCCGGTGGCGCTCGGCCAGACGTTCGAGGTCGTGCCGCTAACCTGAGACGTGAAGATGACACTGGATGTGTTCCAGTGCGCGTCTGCTTCCCAGCGTCGTTGCGTGTCCTCGAAGGCCGTGAGCGTGCCGTCGGCTGTAATCGTCCCAGCAGCCGCCTCCGGCTCCCGGTTACCGCTAAGGCGCGATCCGAGTTCGAGGAGCAGTTTCTCTAGCGTTGTGCCCAGAGCGTTTCTTCTCCCTGAGCTTGGCGGCAAGCCTATTTTGCCACACAGACGCGATTTCGTCCCAGCGTAGGTGTTCGCGCACGTACTTGCTGCCCGCACGCCAGTTCTCCGCGTGCTGCTCCCGAAGCTCGTCCTCAGTCAGCAAGCGCGTGATCGCCTCGGCCCAAATGTCGTCGTCCACCGGGAGCGGGACGACGGTGGCGTACTTGCTCCAGAGTTCGTTCATCGCGTCGCAGTTCGTTGTCACCACGCCGCAGCCAGCAGCCAGACCCTCGGCGATCGTGATGCAGAACCCTTCCGTGGGCTGCACGGTGTCGCAGGGGTAAAGGAGCAGGTTCGATTTGAGCATGTCGAGCGCCAGCGTGTCCTGATCGACAGGGCCGTGGAAGATGATGCCGGGGGTTCCCGGGATCGACTTGGTGGCCGTTCCCCCGTCAATTTCTTCCTCGTAGTCGTAGCCCATCGCCAGCTTCACCTGCCACGCGCGGTCAGCCATGAAGTCCATGTTCCACTGGAGGGATTCGATCCAGTTCTTCACGTCGTAGTAGACGTGCAATTCGGCCTCCGGCAGGGCCTCCCGAACCTTCGGCCAGATGCGGCAGAGGTGGTGCAGGCCACGGTCGGGGCTACTGGAGTACATGCAGCGGAGCGGCTCGCGTTCGATCTTCCGCTTGGTATCGAAGCGTTGCGTCCTGATCCCGTTAGGCATCACCCAGCGGAGTTGATGGGTGATATTCGGATCGTGACTCTCCAGCGTGTCACCATGCCATTCCGAACGCGCCACCACCACATCCAGCATGTGCTCTACCTGAGCGATGATGAAGTGATTGTTTTGGCAGTCCAGCAGACGCAGGGTGGCATTTTCGGCGGCCATTAAGGCCCCGGGGGCGTCGCAAGCGATAAACACGTCGCACGGATCGGCCTGCCAGCCCTCGGGGACGCCCTCTTCGCCCGGCCACTGCATCCAGTTGACCTTGCCAAAGCGGCCCACCTTCTCGACATCACCGATGACGGTGACCTCGACGCCCTTGCGCTTGCCGAGGGCCGTCGCGAGTTCTATCAGGCTCGTCTCGCCGCCGCCGAGCATGGAACCTTTCTGCAAGTGGGCCTTCGGCCCGAGCTTTTTCCAGTAGCCGAAGCCGCTGAAGAAGGTGATTTTCATTCGATATGCCTCCATGTTCGACCCGTGGTAATCATTTGAGCGGCGTCTTCCACGGCTCCATCCTGCCGACGTAATACCTTGCCGAGGCGTTCACCTGATCTATGAATTCGGGCGGGTTGTCGTGCATGTTCTCGCGGGCCTTCATGTCCAGCGACACCCACAGCTTGCACCTCCCTTTCTTCACAACGGAGGCGTTCCAGTAAGGCATCGCGTGGCCGAAGCCGAACTCATCAAACGTCTCATCCCAGTCCTGCCAGTCCTGCCGCCACAGGAAATTCTGGTTGCGCGTGTCAGCAGCAGTGAAGTCGTAAACCGGATACAACCCTGAGGTGGCCCCCTCCGGATAAAACGCCTTGGTGACTTTCTGCTCGGGCACGTCGCCAAAGACCATGTTGCCGGGGCCGAGGTGCTCAAGGTGCCCCGCGACCGTCGAAAGGAAGTCCGGCTCGGGCATCCAGTCGCTCGAAAGGATGCCGACGATCTGGCCTCGGGACTGAGGGAATACCGTATTATATTGCTTCGCCCACTGGGGGTAGCCGGGATGGCCGTCAGGGTCATCAGGTTTACGCTGACGCTCATGTTCAAGGAACTTCACGACATGCGCAGCCTCGCCGAGTTCCGCTACAGCCTCCCGCACCCACGCAAGCATCGGCTCATCGCTGCCGTCATCGTAAACGAAGACCTCGAAACGCGGGTACGTCTGCGCGCCCATGGCGGCGAGATACGCCCTCAGGTGCTTGGGGCGATTCCAGATAGGCGTAAAGATTGAAATGAGTGGGTCCTTAGACAACTTTCACCGCCGCTTCTGGTCCAAAGTGGATCGCGGCGGCCCCGACGAATGCTGGATGTGGACTGGCGCTAAGGACCCGCGCGGCTACGGCCATATCCAGTCCGGTGCCCCCCATTCGGTCAACGTGTATGCGCACAGAGCAGCGTGGATCATGGATCGCGGGGAGCCGCTGCGTCACCGCATCGTTATGCACCGCTGCGACACTCCGGGGTGCGTGAATCCCCGCCATCTTTGGCATGTGGAGGCATGAACGTCGGCGGCGTCATTTGCCTATACTAGCGACATGCCCACGATTTTGGTAACAGGCTCCAGCGGCCTCGTCGGAAGCGAAGCAGTCCTTCATTTTGCCGAGCGCGACTGGAAGGTCATCGGCATCGACAACAACATGCGCCGCCACTTCTTCGGGCGGGGTGGCGACACAACGCTGGTGCGCGAATACCTGACGGCTACGCTCGGGACGGACTTCCAGTTTTACAACATCGACATACGGCAGGCCAGCAAGATGACGCAGATCATGCACGAGCACAGGCCGGACGCCATCATCCACGCTGCCGCACAGCCCGCTCACGAGTACGGGGAACTGAACCCGCGCGAGAACTGGAGCGTGAACGTCGAAGGTACGCTGAACGTGCTGGATGCGGTGCGGACGGCCTGCCCCAAAAGCCCGTTCGTGTTCATGAGCAGCAGTAAGGTCTACGGGACGATGGAGAGCATCCCGTTCAAGGAAGGCTCAACCCGCTACGACTTTGAGCGCATGGTTGATATGGGCGGCATTGATGAATCTCTGCGCATTGACCAGACAACCCACACCCAGTACGGGGCCAGCAAGCTCGCCGCTGACATCCTCGTGCAGGAGTATGGTCGCGGTTACAACATGAATACGGTGTGCTTCAGGGCGGGCTGCATGACGGGCGCGCGCCATGCCGGTGTGCCGATGCACGGCTTCCTGAGCAATCTTGTCCGCACGATTCAGGATCGCAAGACCTACACGGTTTACGGGTTCAGGGGGAAGCAGGTCCGCGATCAACTGCACGCAAGCGACGTGATGACCGCGTGCGAGTACTTCATCAACCAGCCTGCCCCGGGCGGACTGGTTTACAACCTCGGCGGCGGACGGCGCAACTCGGTGTCCATTCTGGAGGCCATCGAAATGATCGAAGCCGATAGCCAGATGGAGGCCATCCTGCAATTTGAGGACAAGCCACGCCATGCGGACCAGATTTGTCTCATCAACGATTCGCGCCGATTCCACCAAGGCTACGGTTGGCGTCCCCGCGTCGGCGTACAGGCCGTCATCAGTGAACTAGTTGACGCCCACGCCAAGGTTGGAGCGGTCTAGCCCGTAGCCAGCATCCGGTCGATGTCGGCGATGTGCTCTTGTCGGTCTGCCGCCCCCTGCGTACTTAGCAGGGACTCTTTGTCCGCTTGATTCATCACCACGCCCCAGTCCTTGAATTCCGTCTCTAGCCAGTCGCGGGCTGCGACGATTTCCTCGGAGGTCATGTGGCTCGTGCTGACATGGGCGTTGTACTCACCGGGCTTACCCTTATAGAAGGTCGGCTCGCTGAACTCAACGTCGTAATTCTCGGGGTGGTCGTGGATCGGTGTTCCGGCGTAGACCGTCAGGATCGAGAAATCCACGTCGGTTGGCTGCGCCTTACTGATGAATTCCGCCGTCTCCTTGATTGTGTCAGGCGACTCGCCGGGTAAGCCCACGATGTAGAAGGTTTTGGCCCTCAGCCCTGCGGCCATCGCTATGCGTATCGCGTCGTACCCCTGCTGGACAGTCTCCCGCTTCTCGATGTTCAGGAGAATCTGTTCACTGCCCGACTCAATCCCGAAGCAAATCTCAGCAAACCCGGCCTGCATCAGCAGATCGGCCATTTCCTCGTCCATCATGTTCGCCCGCAGGAAGCCCCTGAAGTTCATCCCCGTGGCCTCCATCAGCGGAGCAAGCGTCTTCATGCGCGAGCGCGACATCGCGAAAATATCGTCGTAGAACATGATCGACTCAAAGCCGAGGTCCTTGAGTTGATAGATTTCCTCCATCACGTTCTCGGCGTGGCGCATGTGAACCTCGCGCCCGAACCCGGCGAAGTCGCTGGTCCGTCCCGCACAGAAGGCGCAGGTGAACGGACACCCGCGCGAGGTCATCATCGTCGTGGCCCTTTTGCCGTGGATGTCGAAGGTGTAGCGAAGCTCGTCCGTTCTATCCGGGTGCTGGACGGCGTTCAGGTCCTTCAGGCGGCCCCCGATGACCAAATCCTTCACGTCGCCCCCACCAGCGGCCAAAAGCGTCTCTACGCCCATTTCCTCGCCCTCTCCGACGTACACGGAGTCGGGGTGCCATGTCTGCACGTCCGTCCAATCGAGCGTGGCGTGTGGCCCGCCGACCACGACCGGGTGCCCCATATCGTGGATGTCAGCAAGGGCTTGCCGCATCGCTGGGGCCTGCGGTGTGGTCCCTGTGACCCCGTAAACGTCGAAGCCGTCAGGGATCGTGTCGCCAATCCCTTGGTCGATATAGGCGACCTCGTGGCCGCGCCCCTTCAACTCCGCCCCGACGTAGTACAGCCCGAGCGGACTGAAAATGTCCGCGTTGATTAGGAACGGGCTAGGGGGATTTATTAGGCAGATTCGCATTTGTCAGCCAGTCCACCCATTGATCGGCGACTCCATCCCATGAGAAGTTACTCGCGTAAGCATACCCGCGCTCGCGTAGCTCTATCGCAGGATTTTCCGCTTCCTGCATGTCCTCGAACGACTTCTTCATCTGCGCATCAAGCTCGGTGATGCCGGTGTCCTGCCAACTGGCGATCCGCTCCGCGATGTCCTCCTTGGTCGAGAGCATCTGCCCGACGGTGCCGAGGAACATTTCCTGATAGGTCCGGTTCTTCGGGCAGCCCATTGGCAGCAAGATGCCGCGATCACCGATCGTCTCCGGCAGGGCACCAAGTTGGCTGGTGATCGGCACTGCCCCCGCAGCCGCAGCCTCCATCGCGGAAATGCAGGACGTTTCGATGAAGGTCGCCGGGTAGGCCCAAATCTCGCTCTCCATCCAGTGCTTCGCCAGTTCTGCCTGCCCGACGCGCCCGTGGAAGGTGACATCGAGCGGCTTCATGCGCTCAAGCTGGTCCACGAGGTACGCCTTACTGGCGGCCAGTTCCTTGTTGCCTGCGCGAATGATGTAGTCCCAATTCTGGAACCCGTAGAAGATGTGCAGGGAGGCATCGCTGTAAGCCTGTTTGATCTGCGGCCACATGACCAGAATCTCGGCCAGCCCTCGGTCGGGCGACGAGGTGTAAATGCACTTCCTCGGGATTTTGTCGATCTTGTCCCTGTCAGCAAAGCGGCTCAGGTCGATGCCGTTTCGCGTTGGCGTGACGTTCCCGATGCCCCGCAGCCACGGGTAGCACTGGTCAAGCCAGTTCGCGTGGAACTCAGACACCGGCATGATCCGGTCGAACCGGCGGGCCATGTCGGAGCGGAACTCGTCCTTGTAATTGAGGTCGTGCGCCCATAGCCAATACTGATCGGTGCCCGCCGGTCGCGGCATGTCGGGCATGCGGGAGGCAACTGTTAGCATGGCCGGGTCGTCCGGGTCGTACCGGGACATGTCCCAATAGCCAGCGCCGTCATGGCGACCCTCGTAGGGTCCTGCGAAGTTGTAGACATCCACGTTGAAGTTCCGCGCCTGAAAGATTCGCGCCAAGTGCACCACGGCAGTCTCGGAGCCTCCGAGGCCGCCCTCATCGAGAGAGTCCGGGCACCACGGCTCGATGCCCTCACCGCAGAGGAATACGATCCTGTTGCTGCCCTTGGCTAACCGCCCGAGGGCCATACGCGCCTCGTGGATGACGGGCACGCACATCTCGCGGAGCTTATTGGCGGACTTGGCCTCCTTCGGGACAGTCCCCCAAAAGGCATCAAGGTCCGACGGGTGCATGTTTTCGGCCACCGTGATCGCCGACGCAGCCAGTTCCTCCTGCCTGAGCCACACCTCCGCCTGCTGCTTCCTCTCCATGAAGACGGCGTTGCCGGGGTAGTCCTTCAGGATGATCTCGCACATGTCGAGCGCGTTGCGCGGCTGCTGGAGCGCCATGTACGCGTGTGTCACGTACAGGGCCGGGTGATAGTCGTAATCCAGTTCGTTGTGGCCCTGCGTCCTCGCCTTCTTGTCAGGAATCATTTTCGCGATGGCGGTCCACTGGAGGGCCGCTTCGTACCTCCCCATGTCGCAGGCGATCATCCCCATGCGGTAGAAGGCGTCGCACCAGTCGTCGCGTATAGCCATGGCCTTCAAGGTGGACTCGACGGCTCGGCCCCACCACGGCACCTCGTCCTGCCCGGTGCCCTTCGCCTTCTTCGCGACTTCCGTGTAGCAATGGGCCTGCTTCAGGAGGGCGTCGTAGCATTCCTCCGGCCAGCCCGAGACTTCGAGGTAGCGCACCCACCACTGGGCCGCAAGCTGGTATTCCTCGGCGTGGTAGTACTCCTGCGCCACATAATGGAGCACGCGCGCGTCTATGGGCCTCCCAGCGCCCTGATCGTCGTCAATCATCAGTCCCAGCAGATGGATATTCCGGTCGAATGTCAACGCGTCGTTTGGCCGCTGGTGCTCGACATGGAACTCGGGTGACATGGCGACGCGTCGGCTGGAATCGTCGCGGTCGGTTTCTGCGAGCATCAGGACCTCGTGGACCCGGTTCAGCCACACCCATGGCTTGTCAGCACGGACGAGTCGCACCCGGTCGTGTGTCGTTAGCCAAGCCCGGTGCTCCTTCGAGAACATGTATTTGTAGTCGGCCGCCACTCCCCAAACGTGGTCGGGCGCGTGCGCGAGGATCGGGTGGATCATTGCCCCCTTAACCAGCACGTCGTCGCAGTCCAGCCACATGATCCAATCGGGATCTGTCTTCCGGGCCAGATCGAAGCTCATTTTTCGCGCGTAGGAGAAATCGTCCGCCCACTCGTAGTCCTCATGGGCGACTGCGTAGGTGTCAAGGACCGCGCGTGTGTCGTCGCTGGTTCGGCTATCCACGGCGCAGACGATGTGCGTGAAGACGCCCTTGCAGGAATCCAGCAAGCCGGGGAGCGATTCCTCCCCGTTGAGGGCGATTATCGCGAGCGTGATTGTTGTGGCAGTGGCGGCGTCTGGTGGGGCTTCTGCCATAGGGTCAGTCCTTTCCGATACGGAACTTAAATGGGAGTCCCGGTTTGCCTATTCGTCTTTTCTGTTTTCGCCTCTGTTCCTCGGGCGTCGCCGACCAATCGGAGGGCAGCCCAGCCGCCCAGCGGTAAGCGTCGATTGGCGAGGGTGCAGATTCGAGGATCGTGATGACATCCTTGGACAGCATGCCCAGTGATTTGACCCTCAGCGGTTCGTCGCTCAAGCGGTTTTCTCGATGCCCTCGATGCGGTTGAGCGCCGCGAGGATCGCCGCGACCGGACCGGGCACATTCACCTTCTTGCCAGCCGGGACCTTCACGATGACGCTGTTCATGGACACCTCGGCGTTACCACCGCGCACCATGACCTGCTCTACCGGGCCGTTGCGCAGAGCCAGAATCTCACCAGACGAGCCGGTGAGTTCGACCTCATCTGAGACTTCGAGCCGAGGCGGCCCCTTCGGCACAGCGGGCGCAGCCTTTGCCGCCATGCTTGTTCTCCGTCGTAGGGCCATTTGGTCCGCCTTTCTATCTAATCCACGCTTCTTGGCGCAGGAAATCCGCAATCGCGGTCGGTATGGTGATGGCGCTCGGCGTGTTGACGGCGAGCTTGAAGTTGACGGTTCTGACCTGCCCCTCGACAAACGCCTTGCCCTCGATCGCGCCCACCCAGCCGGGTCCAGAGCCGTTGATAATCACGTCCTCGGTGCCTTCGTTGGTCAGAGCGATGATGCCCCCGGAGGGGCCGGTGATCTGCACGTCATCGCCGTAGTCACCCGGGCGCGGCGTGTGGACATCGACGTAATGGTTGATGGCGATTGGGCTGTAGCCCGCACCCATGGCCGGGTCGTCGTACCTGACGTACTGGATGTACGAGGTTGCGTCAGGCACCTATAGCCCCGCGAACGGATCGTGGCCGGGGCCGTTGTGGGCCGTGATGTAAGCCTTGTCGCCGGAGTTGCCGACGTGAGCGATCTGCCCCTGCACTGCCGCCAGTTCCGCCTGCGCACGCGCCCACTCCTCGATCACGGGTATGAACACGATTTTCACGGCCTGCATCTGCCCCGGTACGACGCGACAGGACATGCTGTTGACAATGATCGGCGACGGGCAGCCGACGGGAACGAAGATGTCCCGCGTGCCCATGTCGTCAAATAGGACCGTCTCATTCATCCGCCGTTGGACCATTGACGTATTCGCCTGCGCCTCAAGTTCCGCCCTCGTCTGAACCACGGCCTCTTCGCGCGTAGTCGTGCCGCCCGAATTCGGGTGCTCCTGATGGAAATTGTAAACGCGTTCGGCATCCTCAAACAACTCGGCCAGCAGGTCCTCGTCAGCGGCCTCCAGCGCATTCTGGAAGATTCCGATTGTGGGTTCGCCCGGCACCATGATGGTGACAGTGAACCCGGACAGCGGGTCGTTGGTGTCGAGCCAGTGGATCATGAGCAGCTTCGCCCACTCGTCGTCTAGCTGCCGGAAGAGGCCCCTCAGGTGCCGAATGGCGTCGATTGTCAGCACCGGCACCTCACGGGGATTTTCAGAGTCAGGCTCGACTACCTGCATCGGGACAATCTGCGCCTGCTGAGGCGCTGCCCCTTCCGTGATTTCTTCGACCACCTCTTCGACGGTGGAGATTCTCTTCTTGCGTTTTCGTTTTCGTCCCATGGCTATCTCTCCTTACCTAAGGACAACCCGGGGGCAGCTAACGCCGCCATGAAGCCCTTGCCGCCCCCGGGGTGTCGCCTAGATGTGACTGGAGCCTAGTTGCTCCAGTGCTCCACTCTCCGAATCCAGTTTTGATTCAGGATTACGGCGGTGAAGCTGGCCTTCCAACCCATGCTCCAGATTTGGTGCAGGGGGTCGCCCGTGGCACCACCGGAACCGCGCGGCTGGAAGTACGACTGCAACGACAAGGAGTCGATTTCGGAAACGCCATAGGCGTCCGCACCGAGTACCAGAGTTGCGTATACGTCCGAACCGGACTGTCCAAGCGATGAAAATACGCGGGAGTTGGATGACTCCACAAACCTGACGCCATAAATGTCGCCAAGCTCACCAACGGCGAGGGGGTTGCCCTCATCAGAGCGCTGATAGGCGTTCTGAAAGATGTTGGTGATGGTGGTGTCAGCCATGAGCCGCTGCCACGTAAACGGGTGGATAAGGGCCACGAATCGACGGCTCACTAGCGGGCGAGCGTTCTGATTCTTGAGGTTCGCAACCGCAGTCAGAACCTCTGTGGAATCAAGAACGTCTCCCGAGTTGAGAGCAGTACGGGACGCTCGCGCGTTCGCGTACTGCACCGTCGTACCGGCAGTCAGAATATTTCTGGCTACGCGGTCGAGAGTTTCTCCAGCATGCTGACCAAGGAGGCCAGTCAGTTCAGAAAGAACTGGGTCCACTGAAGCCAATTCGAGGTGGTCCGAGCCAAGTACGTACGCCCCGTATTGCGGAACGGACGCCACGACGGTCGAGATACTCAGGGACTCGCCGGACGGCACGGTGCCATCGGTGAGTGTGGTGTCCTCGGTCGTGGTTATGCGCTCAAAGCGCCGAAACTCGATGCTCGTACCGATGCCCCCCGGTATGGGGCGCAACTGTCCGAATTGGGTGTGGATCAGGTTCTCTTGACTCCGCTCCAGAAGAACATTGTCGTAGAACTGTTTGTCCTCATTGGTCAGGCCGCTGGAACCAGCGGTTAGGGTCTGAGTGTTAGAACTCATTTACCTGCCTGTCCTATGTTGTGTAATTGTTTCAAGTGATGGGCTATACGACCGCTTGGCCTCGGCGCAACTTGTAGTCGATGTTCGCGGCGCGGAATTCGGCTGCCTTCGTGTACTGCCCTGACTGCACCAACTCGTGGTACTGCTCAAGCGCATTTTGGGCAGCCGTGCCACCACCAGAATCAAGCTGAACGTCCGTCGCACCGCCACCGCGCAATTTCTGCGCTTCAAGCTGCCGCTTCCGCCGTAGGGCTTCAGCCGCCTGCTCTCCTGCCGCTGCTTGGGCGTTGTCTGCCTGACTCACTGCCCCGGCCTTCGCGGCCATGGCGGTGATGATTCTGTTTCCCGCTTCATCGGCTGCTTGTTCAATGCCCACAACCGTTTGAAGGTTGAAGGTGCCCATGAACGCCCAGTCGATGTCTTCCCTCGACACCAACCCGCCGGAGCGGTTTAGTGCGCCAAGGATTCGTGCATCTGCTCGTGTCTGCGCCTCCCGCAACCCGGCGTGAGCCGCCTGCTGGGTCTGTTGCGCAGTCACGAAATTATCAACGCGCTGGACTTGTTCTCGTATATCCGCCATGGGATCAGGCATGCCATACGGGTCTGCCCCGTTGCCGCCTCCGGCCCCTGACGCGAGGGACTCAACCTTCTCTTTGAGGGAGCCCACTGTGTTCGTCATATCTGTCCCCCAAGTGGCCCACTGCTGATTCGCGTTCAGGAGCGACTGGTGCTGTCCCTGAAGGACGCGAACGTCCTCGTGGGATTTCATCACCTGCTGCTGCAACTGAGCGTTCTGCGCCGTGATGGCCTGCAATTGCGACGGGGGGGTTCCGCTTTGGCCTTTTTGGCCTTCCTCTACGGACAAGTCCTGCTGGGTCACGATAGCCCTCTGCGCCGAATTCGGCTTCAGACGGCTACCGGCGCGTCCGGGTAGCGGCCATGCCCTTAAAAAATACAGCCGCCACGAGAATCAAGTACACCCGGTAATTACTCCGGCTGGTCAAAACTCAGCATGGCGGCTGTGACAACTCCCCGGCCTACTACTGCTGGTGATCGGCCAAACAGTCCTGAACCAGTGGATCGTTGTCAGCAAGAAATTAACCGGCGTACGCACGCGTTGTCAACCGCTACCACTTAGCGGACACCCATTTGCTGAAGGTCTTCGAGGGAGAATTTCCATCGGTGCTTACACGTTTTGCAGGTCACTTCGAGCCTACCGTTGTTGACGGTGAACAAGACTCGCTGTCGCCCCGGCTCCTCATTCAGGCAGCGCATGACGTGCGTTTCGGGTAGGCGCGCCACGGCCTGCCTAGCCCCCGGCAAAGACACCCTCCATGGACGAGCGGCTGTAGTCTGCCGGTGGCAGTTCCGGCACCACGCCCTGTTCCTCGGGCGGGTCCGTCGTGTAAATGATCGACGGATCGAAGAAGCCGGACACGCGAGCGCCGAGGCCGAAGATCGTCAGTTCAGGGTGTCGCGCTCGATAGATGCGCCTCTGCGGATTCGCATATTTCCGGTCCCAACTGCCAGCACCTTGGAGGATCGCCGGTATTCGCGGATTCACTGCGCCCGTCTCAACCCACGCGCCCCCGGGTGCGCGCTCGAAGAGGATGCCGCGCTCGCGGTACATCTTCGCCTGAATCATCGAGGTGCGGTTCAACTCTTGGTAGGTTACCTCGTACTCGCGAGCCTCGTCGGCCATCGCGTTGAGTTCCGGCCTGCTCCAACGGTCGATGTCCAGATATGTCTCGTAACTCTTGTACGCGTACTGCCGCCAGCGCTCGAATCGCGCGACCTCATCGTACCCGAGTTTGTCCGCCCTTCGCGCGAGGCTGCCTTCGCCACCCTTAATCTGGAACGCCACCTGCTCGTTGAAGCCCTCGATCTGCTGCCGGGCGTCGGGGCCAGTGAAGCTGACATACGGCGTCCCGTCCGCGTGCCTGCGCTCGCTCATCCACGCGTAGGGGTCCTCAAGGAACTCGTCGCGCCACTCGAAGAAGCCATCCCAGTTCTTCAGGCCGTTCTCGTGCAGCGGCGGGCCTCCCGGTGCCCAGTCCTTGTGGCGCAACCAGTCGGGATTGCCGTCGCGGTAAGCCTCAAGGGCAAGCTGGACGGGCGGCAGAACCATGCGCCGGAACGCCTCGCGTTGGGCGAAATCGGGGTCTTGTGTAAGCCCGCGACCCTGCGCTTGGCTGAAGGCGTAGGCGTTGCGGACAGCCGGGCCGTAAACAGTGTCGAGGAACTTTTCGATGGACATGCTGTTCGGCCCGCCGAGTTTCTGGATTTCCAGTTGGTTGGAAAGATGGCCGAGTTGGTGGTCCCACACGGTCGCGTCACCCGCGTAGTAATTCAGAGCCTTGCGGGTCACATCGACGCTGGTGATCTTCAGCGGGAGGAACTGGCCTATAATCCGGTCGGCCACGCTCTTGCGGGGGTCGGATAACTGCCGTACTGAAGAACCGACCCGGCCTGCGCCCGTCATCTGCACGAGCGAGGTCGCGAATGCGTAGAACCAAGGATTCCTCACGAGGTAGCTGGTGCGGGTGTTGCCTCGCGCGTCCACGTATTGCTGCTCGCGGACACCGAGGAACTCCTCGCGGAAGTCCTTCACCGCGCCGCCGAGTGGGCCGAGGAAGGGTTCGGCGTATCGCAGCGCCCCGTCAGACGCCTTATACATCTTGAAGGTATTCGCGTCGGTGCGGGTGAAGAAGTTGCCGCTGGACTGCTCGCTTGTGGACTCTCCTGTGAACAGGGAGTGCTCCATGATCCCCGCGGACAGCACGCTCGCGTAGGGTGCCAGTTGGCTCAGGAAGTTGTCCAGCCATTCTGCGGGGTCCACAAACGGGGCCGCCATTCCGATGTCCTCAGTCGGAAGGCCGAACTGTCCTCGCAGAATCTTGACGTTCCCGGCTTCGTCCCTGCCGAACACCCAGCCGCCGATGCGCTGGAAGAACTCAGGCATCAGGGCCATCGCAGCAGCGAGTTCGCGCTGATCCATGCCCGCCGCCGAACTGATCGCGCCAGCGGCGTCACGTATGAAGAACTGCGTCATCTGAACCTTGTGCGGCTGGGTGAACATGGCGTCAAGCATGCGCGGAACATTGTGCCGCTGCCACGCGTAGAAGGGGATGACCCGGCGAAAGACCTTCCGCTCTATCGGTGTCAGCGCGGCGTAGTTGTAGAGCCACATCTTGGACGAATCGAAGGCTTGATTGACCGTCATGCCCCCGGACAGCTTCGCGAGGACGTGAGCAATCTTCGCGTTGTCCTCGATCGCTCCACCGAGCGTCATGCCCATTTTTCCCCATGAGCGAGAGCCGGTCGGCGCACCGGGGAGGGAGTCGTATATGTACTTGACGCGATCCCAGCCGCGCAGCCCGCTGATCCCCGCGCGATATGCCTCCGTGCCGAACAGCGCGGAATTCCCGCCCACCTTCACCCATTCCTTGATCCGCCTCTCGGCGACCGTCGCGTTCTTGGTGCCCATGTGGTACTGCATCTCGCCGACGATGCCGGTGCGGGTGACCTGCTGAATCTCCATCCTCCTTATGAGGTCGGCGGTGCTGATGCGTTCGACGCCTTCCACTCCCCACATCCGCCCGTCGCGCGCGCCCTTCTGTATCTGCATGGCCTCGTAGTACCACTTCGGGTTGGCGACGCCGCCGAGCCAGTTCAGGTAGAGGTTGGACGCGCCGTTGCGTGTGTGGAACAGCGGAGCCCAAACAGTGCTGGCCCGCTTCCAGAAGTTCAGGTGCGCGTCGTAGAGCCTGACGAACCCCCCAAAGTCGCTGGCGTCGAGCAACTGCGTCATGAACTTTGCGTACGGGGTTGGCAAGGCGACCATCGTGGCCGTGCCGGGAGCGGCTGTCGCGAACTTGGCGTCCTTGGGGGCCTTCCTCGACAAGACTTCGCGGGTCTGCCCCCAAAGCGTTCCCGGGCGATGATTCGCCAGATTCCTGACGAGGGTCTTGCCCTTGTTGGCCCCTACGTCGTCTAGGAGGACCATTGTGACGCCCTCAGCCTGCTTTGCCGTCAGGGTGCCGCTCTCCACCAGCAGTCGCTTGGCGGCCTGCTCGTCGGTCAAGCCTGCCACCTCGCGGCCGAGTATCCGCCTCATGGTATTGATGTCGTCAATGTGGACGGCGAATCCGTTCTGCTGGATTACATCGGTGACCGCCCACAGCAGGTTGTAGGCTTTGCGCCGCTGGGCAAGGTCCACCTCGATGGCGATGTCAGCAGGAGTTAGTTGGGCCGTACCAGCAATCGGCTCTTGGATCTTCCGCTGCTGCATGTGAGAGGGTCGCCCGGTGATGTCACGAATGCCGGTGCCACGGAGGTCTTCGGGGGAAATGAATTTCTCGTCCAGTCCGAATAGCCGCCGGAAGAAGCCGCCGATGCCCCGCATTTCCGATTCAGGCAGCTTCCCGATCCGGTAGTGCGCCACGTAGTCCACGATGTTGGCCTCAGAGCGACCGCCAATCGCGTGCCGGAGCGGCTCGGTGCCTGACGCCTGTACGGCTTCGCGGACATGCTCCAGCGCCCGCGTGGGCGGGAGAGACGGGCCGCTTGGCTTCGGTGGAGTGGCAACCCTCGGTGGAGTGGCAACCCGCCTGCCGTAGCGCCCTATCCATTCTTGCATGTCTATCTGGAAGGGAACGACCGGCTGCCCAGCCTTTCCGGTGATTTGCCCCAGCCGCGCAGTCGCGGGATCAATCACTTCCTCCGCTACCTCCCCCGCCACCCTTGCGGCAGTGGCGGCCCTCGGCGGCGCGAGTCCCGATCCGTCCCACTCCAAGCCGTCAGGCCCCACCGGCCTGCGCTCAGGGGCCGCCCTGAAGCCCCTGTTCCTCGCTGCCCCCGCAGCCGCAGCTTCGTCTGGAGAGAGAACATTGGCGGGGGGCGCTCGTCGCGCAGGGGTCGGCGCAGCCTGCCTCAAAGTCTGGCCCGTGCCGAGCGGAACGGTCTGCCCGGCCATGGACTCCGAGGTCAGCAATTCGCGGTTGACGGCCTGCGTGCGCGCCATGCGCCGGTTGAATCGGTTGATGCCGGTCGGAACATCGCCCCGGAATATCTCGGTGCCGGTCGTTCCGGTGGCGGTGCGGACAAGGCTGGCGGTTGCGGGAGGTCGCGGCGCGCGTGTCACCACCGGCTCCGCCTTCGGGGCGGGCGGCCCGAATGGAGCCTGATCCCGTACACCGGCAGTTCGCTCGCGGAACTTCGCCGTCGCCTCAGGGGTCCACGCGGGATTCTCTTGCAGCGCCCGCTCGGCCGGGGAGTATTGCGGCCCAACCGTCGCCTTAGGCGGCCCCAGCGGCACCTCTGCCCCCGGTCCCAGCGGCATCGTGGGATCGGGCATACGGTCCTCGACGTTGAGCCCTGCGCGACGCTCGGCACCGGCCCTCACGGCCACCTGCTTGCGATTCGTCCACTTCGCCATGATCGGGTCGGCCAAATCTGGATTCGCCGCGAGCCAGACCTCCGTGCCGACATCGAGTTCAGCGGTCATGGCGGCCAACTGCTCGGGGGTCATGCTTTCGTTGAGTTCCTTGACGATCCGTCTCGCGTCCTGCATGTCTATCTGGCCGGTGATTTGCCCCATCCGCCTGCCGTAGCGCTCTATCCATGTTCTGAGCAGGTGCTCCTGACCGAGCCTGTAGAACGACAGATTCGCGCCGGTCGGGTTCTTCGCCACGCGCACGATCGCAAGGGCCGTGTCCATAGCCCCAGCAATCCGCGGGGGGGCGTGCCGAATCGCCGCGCTGGTGGCCCCGAAGATGCTGTGCGAGACGCCCTTGGATACCGCCCTCGCAAGACCTGTCGCGCCAAGCGCCGTTACGGGGTCCATGGCGATCTCGACGGGCAGCGAGGCCATGAAGAGGATCACCGGGTCCTGAACGCCATGATCGAGCAGGATGTCCATGTAGGTGTCGCGACGTTCGAGCGTGAAGCCATCCCATGCCGCCCCGTTGGGATTCAGCGGTTCTAGGCCGAGGGCCGCCAGTTCGATGTTGCGCTCGCGGGCCATCGACGCGTGGAAGGGGCGCATTATGTTGTCGAAGACCGTGCCGACAATGCCGCCGACGTTCTGGCCTAAGCCGACTTCCGAGAGAGTCGAGGGGTCGTTCCCTTCAGGCGTGCTCATTTCGATCAGCGCCCGGGTTTCGGCATGCCGCTCATCGTCCAGCGCAGAGCCAGACAGCGGAGGTGGAGGTGGTGTCAGCACGGCAGAGGACTCTGCAATCTGCTCTTGGAACAACTCCGGTCGGTCCTGCCCCATTCCTGACCCGAACCCCTCGAAGAAGTCGGCCCACTTAATCGCGCTGTTTGCGAGATACCCGCGAGCGAGCCCGAAATCCCCGCCATATTCACGCGGATCAATTGTCCATGGCCGCCCCGAAGCCTCCTGAAGATCGGCGTATATGCGCGTTCCGACTGACGCCTCACCTTCCTCTGAGGGGCCGTACCCGGCAAGCCTCCCGAACTCGTCGAAAGGCCCTTCGCCGTCTTTGCGCCCAGTCAGCTTCTGCATCTCCTCCATAATCTGCTCTTGGACTCTTTCGTCGTAACTACTCCCTCTGCTCGCTTCATCGAACTTGGCTACTCCTTCCGCGAACCCCTTGCGGAGCCCGGCCAAGCCCGTCTGAGCTATCAGCGATCCGAGGCTGTCCGTCCCCTTGGCCCGTTCCGCAAACGCCTCCGCCTGAAAGGTCGGACCAAAGAAGCGATCGCCGCCTTCTTCGCGTATCTGCGCCGCCTGCTCGCTGACTGAGGGCGGTGGCGCATCCGGCTCGATCGGCAGGCCCAGTTCCGCGCTGAGTTCAATCTCCGGGTGCTGCTCTTTCATCCAGAAGAACACTTCTGAGGACAACTGGCCGCGATCCTTCATGAGGTTGACGGCGCGAACGGCATCGTCCAGAACGTCCTGCGATGCGTCGTCAGGAAGTCCAAGCAGTTCGAGAATCTGGGCCTGTTCGTGAGTGGCTGTGTGGCCTAGCCGCTTCGTCCACTTGTCAGCAAGAGGAGAGAACTCTTCTTCGCGCACCGACTGCTCATAGCCCGCCGCCAATTGATCTCGCGACTGCCGCTCCTCCCCCATCATCGCGAGTAGTAGGCCGAGGTCGTCCGCTTCGCCCCGGCGCGCGGGCATCTGCGGAATCGTGACCGGGGGAAGCTGGGGCGGCTGCGGAACCGGGGGCACGGAGGCGCTGCGCTGCGGAACCGGGGGTAGCGCAGGCGTGGGTATCTGTACCATCGGCGGCGGGCGCTGTGGGCGTTGCCGTCGCTGTATAGGCCCGAAGTTCAGCGCCATTTACGACCACATCCCTGACGCACCGACTGGGGCGGCGCTGAGGGCGGCGGCTTGGGGTGGCAACATGATACCGCCTGCGCCACCGCCTCCCGGCATGAACTCCTCCGGCGGCCTCCCCATCAGTCGATCGTACATCCGCTCCAGCACGCCGTGGAACCGCCGCAGCTTCGCGAGGTCGGCAGGCAGGGCCGCGTGGACGCCGGGATTGTCCGACTGGACTCCGCGATCAAAGATTGCGTGCTCGGTTGTCAGCAAGAACTCATCAAAGATGTCCGTCTCCCGTTCGAGGAGGTCTGCCGCCCCGTCGATCCCTATGATCTCGTCAAAGTTCGGGTCGATCGACGCCTCGGAAAGTAGTTCAGCAAGGCCATCGGCTTCACTGAGCAGGCGCTCAATTTCTACAAATTCAGGCAGCTTGCGCAAGAGCCGCTCTGCGTCCGCATGCGCTGAGAGCGCGGCGTCTATGGCATCCTGCGCCCAATATTCGCGCGCCAGCTTGATGTGGTCCATTGCCTGCCGCAACGTCTCGTCGCGTGCCGCACTCTCGGCCTTGCTCATGCCCGCCCGATGCCGGGCGACCAAGCCGCTCTGACTGTAGCTCCGCGCCGACATACGCGGGCGCGGACCGCTGTCCTTCGTTGTCAGGAAGCGGTACTTCAGGACCAACCGGGTGTAATCCTCGGTTACGCGTGCGCTTCGCGGGTCCATGAGCGATTCACCTGCATCCACATCCGACCACCGCCGCTCGTCCAGCGGCATCGGGTTCCGGGTGTCAAGCTGGTACTGGTCGAAGTCGCCCTGCGGCGGGTACTCAATCTCCTGTGGCATTACGTCGCGAGGCGTCAGGGGTTCCGTGTTCGGAATGGCGTCCAAGTTCTCCTGCCCGGGCCGCATGTAGTTGTAGCCGGGCTGCTGCCGCAGGAGAAGCTGCTGCATGGGCTTCGTGTCGGGGTCGAGCGTGATGCTCTGCTGCCGGATGGCGCGGTCTATCGGCAGGGCGAACTCGGCCTCGTAGGAGCCGCCGCCCATGAGGTTGATAATCTCTCCGAGCTTGAGGCCGTCCTTCACGAACAGGTCGAGGATTGAGAACAGCAACTCGGCCTCGCGCCCAAGGGCGTCGATCGGGCTGAAGTTCTGTCTGGCGAGCTTGGAATTGATGCCCGCTTCCCGCTGTATGTGCGACCACGCGGACTGGAACGACTCTACCGAATTTACCTTCTCCATCGCCCAGTAGGCGACCCGGAGCTTCTCGGTCATATTTCGCAAATCTAAGCCATAGCCATGCTGACCAAACCTGCCCTCTGTCCGGCTCCCGCCAGTCGTGCCCTCGAACAGCGCCCTGACAACCCCATCTTCGATCTGCTGGTAGCCCATCAGGTCCCTGCCGACCGCGCCCATTTGCACGCCGTTACGAAGATCGCGCAAGTAGTTGAGCGCCTTGAGATCAAAGTTGGGGCTGGTCCTGACCTCATCCATGAAGGCGTCCAAGGCGTCGCGCATGCGCTCCACCCTGAGCCGATGGCCCGGCGGTTGATTCGCGACGGCCCGATGCCACGGAATCGGCGGGAAGCCATGCCGGGGCTCCAGCATGGCCGCATACAGGGACCCGGGTGGCATATCGAGGTTGACCGACCGCCCGGAAGCTACGCCCTCAGGTCGCAGGTCTGCCCGCCCCCTCACCAATCCGCCGCGTACTTCCGGCAGGTGCTTGGCGATCATTTCGGGCGTCACCCGTATGTGCCACTGCGGCTTGTTGATGCCGGTGCGCGCCACTTCCCCCATGTTCAGGTCATAACCCTGCGGGTACTCATACGCGTCCACGCCGTACGCGTTCTGCCCGTAGCTCACCTCCCAGCTAATCGTTGCCGCCGCCCCACTCTCCGCGAGCACCGCTTCTATCCCCCCCGCGCTTTGGATTGAAAAAGCGATGGCTTTGGCAAGCTGCTCGCTCACAAAATCCCCCGCTTCCTGCGGGGTCGTCATCCCTAGCTCGGGGGCGACATCGACGACGTACTGGTCGCCCCATTTGCGCAAACGCATGCCGCCGCGCTGCTGGACGTACTGCACCGGGCTGCTTGTCGAGGTAGCCCCCCAAGGCCCCGGCAAGGAGGTGCCAATGTTTCTTACCGAGCCCAAGCTGGGGTCGTGCTGGAGGATCCACTGTGCGGCGGCAGCGTGCTCCGCTGCGCCCACGACAGTGCCGTCAGGGAGGAGGATGATGGCCGTCCCAGCCCCCATTCCCGGGTAGTGGAACTGCTTGGCGTTCAAGATGCCGTCCCGTACGACCCCGAAGCTCTCGCCCGGCCCCGCGTGGAGAACTGGCACACCGTCAGTAGACCCCGCCGCTGCGTAGTGCGCCGGGCCGAGCATCGCTTTTCCGAGCCCGATTTGCCCGCGTGGGGGCACAGGCATGAGCGGGAACGCGGACGGTATCGTGGGCGGTATCGCTGAAGGTGGTGGCTCCGGGGTGATGGCCTGTCCCGAGGGCGGCGGGCGCTGGAGTTCCGCAGCCGCCTGCCTGCCCGGTATTTGCCGGGTTCGGGGTGGAGGCGGCCGCAGGGGTTCCGCAAAGGCTGGGCGCGGGAGGAGGCGTTGCTCGCCTAATACTGTGACCTCTCCCTCAATGTAGGGTTCAGGGAGTCGCGCCGCGCCCCGAGTGGCAGGGATTGCGTCCGGGGCCGCTGCCCGCGCCTGCGCGGCGCGGCGTGCCCCGGCGGCCTGCGCGGCCCTCGCGGCTACTTGGTCCGCCCACCCTACCGCTCGACCGGCTTGGTAAGCGCCTGCCCGCAGTACCGGTTTTGCGCCAAGCGCCGCGAACGCAATGTCCAGCGGCCCGATTGCCACGTTGCCTTCCGGGTCGCGCCATTCCATGCGCTCGCCGATGTCGGAAAGCGTCGGGCCTGCCGGGGTATCCGATGTTCTGCCCGCCATTCCCCGGTACGGGAACACTGACAGCGGCGTCTCCGTGATCGCCTCGTAAGCATTGCGCGCGAACTCGCCAATGGGGGCGTCGATATGCTCGCCGATCCAGCCTTGAGGGGGCGGGTTTGCTCCTCGGTCCCGCTCGGCCTGCGCCCGCTCTGGGTCCCGGCGGACGTGCTCCAAGTACCCGGTGTAGAGGTCCCCCACCATATCGCCACCGACCACATAGCCAAGGCCGCGCTTCGCTGCGGTGATGTACCGAGCCGCCGTATCCCAAGGCGTCGGCTGGAAGTTGTTAATCCTGTCCTGAGTTCGGAATGGGAACGCTTCTGGCCCAAGTAGCGATTCCATGCCCGGTCGTTGTCGCTGCTCGTTCAGCCAGCTTCCGAAGCCGTCCTGTCCCGGCTGGGCCGGTGGCCGTGCTTCTGGCGGAAATCGAAGAAGCTGGGCTCCGGTTTCCTGCTGAGGCCGGGGCCTGTAATTCGGGTCGCCCTGCGGGTCTATCCATGGCCCCTGCCCTTTCCCGCCGCCTTGGCCGCCGAAGAAGCCCTGATCGTTCTGGAAGAAGCTCGGGATGTTCTGAGCCTGAGGCAAGTCCCGACGCTGCCCCGGCTGCGTCAGCGCGGGACCCGTGTAAGCAAAGTCGGCACCAAGAAAATTGGTAAGATTTCCTTGTGAACCCTGTGACTTGGCTGCCATTTGAGCCTGAGGCGGTGAGTCAAGGTTTGATGCTGACACGGCCGTGCTGGCACCAGAACTCGGCGAGGCCCCCGGCAAGAAGGTCCCCGGGTCGATCGGATTGCCCTGACCGTCCTGAACTTCGTAATGGAGGTGAGAGCCGGTCGATCTTCCGGGTCCGAGGCGCTCGTCACTCCCGAGGGTGATCGAACTGTGAAGCTGATAAGTGCCACCCTGATCGACCCTGACGCCGCCCATAGCCGCAATGCTCTGGCCGCCCTGAACCCGTGCGCCCACCTGTAATTCGGGGCTGATCGACTGGAGGTGTGCGTAGAGGTGAACGCGTCCCTGCGCGTCCCGAATCCTGATGTGCAGGCCGTAAGACACCGGATCGAAGTCGATGGTGATGACTTCGCCGCTGACAGTGGAGGCGATCCCTGATCCCTCGGCACCTTGGATGTCCACCGCGTTGTGCCTGTAGTCGCTGGCCTCACCGTGCGGGGCATCGCCATAGCGGTAGCCGCTCCCCGCGTCTTCGCCCATCGGCTGGCTTCCGGCCCAGTCGCTCCCGACGACAGGGTAGAACACCTGCCCGCCCTGATCGGTGGGGTTGAGCGGCTTCGGGACTGGCGGGACCATGCTGCCGTCAGTGGGGGCCGCCGAGTACCCCGGGGGGGTGCCTATGCCGGGTGCCCCCACCGGGATGGGGACCTCAGGTGGGCGCTCATCGAAGGGGTTGAGGAATCCCCCTCCCATGTCGAAGAAGTCGCCGATTTTCCCGACTAAATCGCCCAATCCACTGTTGTACTTGATGTTATATAGCCACGACCCGGGCCGCACACTCCTAAAGTCGCCGAGGTCGTCGAAGAAGTCGCCGATCCCGCTAAGTATGAAAGTGCTGCCCGGGTCGTCGTCCGCCCGCAGGCTGCCCGCAGGTGTGAGGCCACTGAGGTCTTCTGCGTTGTCCAGCTGTATCCACTCGCCCTGCTGGCCGAACTTGATGATGGGGACTGCCACGCGCTCGCCGTTGGCGTCGTAGTAGTACCGAATCCCCCCTAAGACCACAATCCCATTTGCGGTAGCAAAGTCCACCGCCGCCTGCATTTGCGAGAAGATTTGCTCAGGATCGCCAGTGAAGTCGATGGCCTCCACCATCCCATTGGCTTGCCCCAGCGCTGCCTCGGGCGCTACGCCCCCGGGAGCCACTGAGACAGCAGGGGCCGAGACAGCAGAGGCCTCTGGAACCGGCGGGACCAGCCCGCGGTAATTCGGGTCGCCCTGCGGGTCGATGCCAGTCTTCTCAGGGGGCAGGGGGATGGGAACGAGTTCTTTCGGCTCCCGATCCGTGAAGAGGCCAAGGAAGGTCGCGAACGGATCCTCCTCTTGCGACGGCACTCCGACTGGCGGCATCTGCACCTCGGGCGGCTGGAACTGCATCTGCGCCGAAGGCAACGTCTGGCGTGGCGGCAAGGTCGGCGGCGCGACCTCCGGCATCTGAACCTGCGGGTTTACGACGCCTGAGGGTGGACGGCGTGGCCGTCGCTGCATCGGCTGGCTGAGGGCCGCTAACGGGTCAAACATTTAGACCCCTGCGAAGATCGCGCGGTCCGGCCCCACCCCCGTGCCCACGATGGCGTTCTGCTCCTCCTCGAAATCGGGGTAGAAGCTGCCTAGCGCCCGCGCATAGATATTCCGCTCCGGCTCCAGCATATTCATCCAGTCCGGGGCCGCGATATTCGGCATCACGTTGACCGGCTCCTGCGTGGTCGGGAAGTTGGTGCCGGTGCCTGTCTGGCTCAGTTGCGACTGGCCCGGCACTGACGCGGCGAACCCTGCGGGTGTGGCGGCAAGCGACATACTATTGAAAGACGGCAGGGAGGCCGCGCTGGCGTCACTCTGTATGTTCTGCATGTTGCTCTGCATGTTCGTCTGGTAGGGGCGATAGTTCGGGTCGCCCTGCGGGTCGATGCCAGTCGGTGGGGCGGCGGGCTGGACTGGGGCAGTCCGGGGTGGCTCCACCTGCGAAGGCTGCCCAAGCTGACGAAACATATTGTTCGGGTCGTAGAAGCTCTGCATGTTCATGGCAGTCCCGGCTGGCTCCACCTGCGAAGGCTGCCCTTGTGCAAGCTCGCGATTCCGCGCTTGGCTGAAGGCTTGGGCGAAATCGGGGTCCGGTGAAGGCTGCCCCATGTTGCTCTGCATGTTCATGGCGGCCGGGCTAGGCTGGCCCACGCCCGCCTGTTCGCCTGCCTGCACCATGCCCGGGATGCCCTGATACATGTTCCCCCAAGGAGTAGTGCGAGCCATCGCCCACGGGTCGAAGTCACCCATGGTTTCCGGGTTCCGCAGGGCGTTGAGCACCGGGATCATCGCGCCGGGGGAGTTCATCGCCTGACCGATGAATCCGGTGCGGTTGCCGCGCTCGCTCTGCGCGATTCCTTCGAGGCCGAGGGTTCCCTGCATACCCACGTTTGCCATGCTGACACGCTCGCTCGATTCAATCTGGCTCGCCGTGTTGTACGCGTTTGTCATCGCGATTCGGGTACTGGAGTCGATCTGTGTCAGCCCGAGGCGCTCCTGCGAGTAGATTTGCTCGATGGCTGCCTGAATCTGGCGGGCCGCTATGTCGTAGTCCTGATCCGCTATGGCTGCCTCAATCGTCGCGCCCATGCCAAGCTCCGCCGCGATCGCCTGTAGCTGCCCGGCCACGCCCATGCGCGCGGTTTCCGACTGGTAGCCGCTGATCGCTCCGGCCTGCTGCTGACCGAAGATGTCGAGTCCCAGCCCGGCTGCAAATTGCCCTGCTTGCTGGGTGAGTCCTTCCATCGCTAGGGCCGCCTGCCGGTCCACCGCATACAGTTGCCCAGTGAGTCCGTACATGCCCGTTATGAGGCTGGCAAAGTCGCCGCTGGCAGACTGCGCGAGCATCGCCCATGCCGCCCGCTGCACTTCCTCGTCTCCGATGTTTGAGATGATCTCCCCTAGCGCGGTCACGAAGGCGTCGATGCCGCCCTGAGCGTCGAACGGCCCCTGCCCTTTCCCGCCGCCATAGCCGTTCTCTTCGCCATCGCCGCCCATTCCACCGCCCATGTACCCGGGCGGTGCGAACCTCGACTCGCCCGCGCCCTGCATGTAGCCGCCTGCGCCCTGCATGTAGCCGCCTGTGCCCTGCATGTGGCCGCCTGCGCCGCCCGCCGCCTGCGAGTCGGGATTTGCGAACTGGCTGTAGTAGGACCCCAACGTAGGCTCGTACGTATCTGACGGTCGGAACTGATCGAGATATTGAGTGAGCCTCCCGGGCGTCATCTGGGGATGCCCACCAACTACCGGGGATGTCCACTGACCGGGGGAGACGGCGCGGGGATGCGCATAGTATGAGCCCGCCTTTTCCGACTGCACCTGCGGGAGCACCTGAAGGCTCGTATCCGTGCGCCACGGCGACCCCGGAGCCATCGTGGAGCCTGCCATCGGTGTGTTCCACATCGTCGCGTAGTTCTTCGGTAATCCCGACTGAGCGAAGCCGGGGTCGTACCCCTGCGCTGGGCCGGTGGCCGGGTTCCAAGGCTGCGTCGGCTCAGGCTGCTGATTCGCCATGAGTTGCTCAAGCATGGTCCTGATGGCTAGGAGGGACTGCTCATTGCCATCCGGTGGTGGCGAACCTACTGCTACCGGACGGGGCGGTGATGGGGGTGCCGGTGCCGGGCCTTGGAGGTCTACCGGGGTCTGAGTCCCGTACGCCCCGCCGGGTAAATGCCCGCGCCTGTTGTTAATCATGTCCTGAATCGACTGCGGGTGCATATCGACCCAGTTCCAGCCGCTAGTGTCGATGCCCAACTCGGCAGCCTCCCTTTGACGAGCGCGGAGCCAGCCAGCGTTGACACCGAAAGTGCCGTCGCTCTTGACGACTCGGTAGTTGGTTTCACTGGCCCCGGTTGACGACCGGGATTCCCCTGACAGGTGTTTGCCCGCCTGTGCAGCGAGTAACTCGGCGTCCGTATACCCAGCGCCGGTCACATCGAAGTCGTACTCGCCTTCGGCGGGCACGTTCGGGTCTACTGCTGCCGCTGGCGGAGGTGGTGCGTCTTGGCCCATCCAGCGGCGGAACCAGTCGCCAGTTGGGTTTTGCCACGCCTCGTACTCTTGGCCGCTGCCCGGGTCCCGCTCGCCTCTTACGAGGCTGTAGGCGTCGTCGGGAACGTCGGTGCCTGCTGCTGAAACGGGCATCGCGTCTAACTGGATGCCCGTGTCGGTGCTGACAAAATCGGGCAGCGAGGCCGAAGCGTCCTCGTCGGCTTCCTCGTCGGCAGGGGGCGGTGTATCGTCCGGGGTGGACGCTGCCTCGGTAACAGGCGCTTGGTCTGGACTGTCTACCGTGGCTGAGGAGTAGAACGCGCCACCCGGACGATCCTTTTCCTTTGCAGCTGCGCCTGAGACGGCATCGGGGAAGTCTGCGGGGTGGTCGATGATCCACTGAATATCAGCCGCAGACGTGCCCATCTGCTCTTGGCGCTGGCGAAAGATGTCCTCCGCCTCACCGCCGTGCCCACCCACGCCCGGGAAGAACGAGGGCACCGGCTTGGGGCCAAAGGACGAGTAGTGGTCCCCAGCGTTGCCGCGTCCACCACCACCGCCGCTAAACGGCCAGTCGGCATCCCGGCCCCTCTCCAAGCCGAGGCCACCCGGCCAAGCATCCCGGAGGCCCTGAAGGCCGCTACGCCTATGCCTCGCGTCGCTGGAGGGATCGCCCGGCATCGGGTGGGCATACCTCTGAGTCTGATTATCCTCGTATCCCGGCGTAATGGCCCGGCTCCTGCCAAAGCCCCTTACGTTGGGCGACTCCCACGCAGGAGCCCGCACGTCGCTGGAGGGATCGCCCGGCATCGGGTGATACCCCGGCTGGTAGGGGCGGTATTCCGGTGCGCCCTGCGGGTCGATGCCAGTCGGTGGGGCGGCGGGCTGGACTGAGCGCGGCCACGGCCTCGGGGGGAATGCTCTAGGGGGCCTCTTGCGCCTCTTGAACGGCGGCGGCTCTGGTGGCAGCTTTTCACCGGGGATGGGCTGGGTATACCCACCGCCCATTCCACTACGCCCCTTGGTTTTCTTGCCGGTCATATCCGCCACGATCCTGCCGATCTCTCCGGCAGCGCCCTCACGGGCACCCTCAATGGCGGCGACAATCTTCTGCTGGGTCTTCTTGCGAGCCATTCTACCCTGCCCTTATGAAGGTGCGCCCGGAGGCGGGCTGTATACGGGACGGCTGCGTGCAGCGGCGGCAGTACCAGAGCGCTGTCGCCTGCGTCTGCGGTTCCGCCTGTTTCGCTTCGGGGTCCGCTGTTGCTTCTGGCCCTGCGCCGGTTGCATGGCCGGTGCCCCGCGCGGAGACGGCGGCGTCGGAGCCTGAGACTGGTTGATGCGCTGCTGCTGCTCGCCCGGGCTGGCCGGGAACGGGTTACGCGGCTGTTGCGGGGTGGGCTGGCCCTGCTGCCCTTGCTGGGGTTGCTGCTGCGCACCCGCCAACTGCTGCTTCATCTGGTCCATCTGCTGGGCTATCTGCCCCTGCTTCATGTCAGCAAGCTGCTGGTAGATGTCGAGGATCTCCGGGCTGCCCGGGAGGCCGAGGTCCTTCACGACCTCGTTTTCGATGAACGCCTTGATGATGTCGCTGTTGATGACATCCTCTTGGAACCGCATCTTGCGCTCGTGCTCTACCCTGCGGATGCCGCCGTATTCGGTAGCCAGCGTGTAAGCACTGATGATCCCGGCATCGTATTTGGCTTGGCCGAGGCTGAAGCGGGCGGCCTCATCAATTGGCAGCACGGCATTCAGCGTCACGTCAATTAGATAGGAATGCCCCCCGATTTCGGCTGGCCCGACCTTCAGGGTGACATCGGTTTCCTCGTTGGAGCCGGTGAGGTAGACCGGCCCCTTCACGACGTTCTCGATGATCCTCAGGACGAAGGTGCAGGAGCGTTCGAGTGAGCGCTCCATCGCATGCTCCAAGCGCCGATCCTTGAGTTTCGCGATCTGCGCCCGGATGGCCCGCGAGTACCCGGACTCGTCGCCCCCGCCCAGCAGCGACGTGCCCGTGGCGTCGCCGATCCGATCCTTTATCATCTTGAGCATTTCCAGCAGTTGCGGCGGCACGCCGGTCCCGCGATGGACCTCGTAGCGGTCCTTGTCGCTGAACATGGACAGGGCGTCCGGGCCGGAGTTGATGTCCACGCCCTCGGGTGACTCCACGAAGGCTGCCCGCTCACCGAACGCCTCGTACTGCGTGATGACACCGGCCAACGTCGTGAAGGCCGCCTCGGCCTTGAGCATGGATTCGATCCCTTTGTAGACAGTCTCATATGCGAACGCCTGAGATTCTCGCGAGCCGGAATGCCGGAGCGGAGTCCTGAACGGCCCGTCGATCACGTAGGGGATGAAGCCAAGGTGGTGCTCGGTCTTCGGGAGGGCGACCTCTTGGTCGGCGTAGAACTTCTTGTGCTTCTTGTCCCAAACCTCAGTCCATGTCACCCGGTCCTGCGCGCTCTTGTAGCGCGTGTCGCCCTTCTCGCCGATGGGCAGCTTCAGGTCCGGCCAATTCTCCATGATCTGGTCGGCGGTCGTGTCGTACTGCTCGATGACGAAGGTGCCGTCCAGCGCTGGCATCACGAAGCGGGGGTCGCGCGGCTGAATCAGGACCGGCAGGACCCCCTCGGTGTCCTTCTCCCACTTCGCGTGCTTCTCGTCGTAATCGGAGCGATCGACCAGATAGCCAGCCTGCGTATCAATCCACTCGTTCACGTCTGCCCCGGCGTCCAGCGCCCTCGCGAGTGCCTCGGGGCGCTCTGGCAGCACCGGCTCCTCCGGCCAGCCGTTGGGGTTGAAGATGACCTTCAGGCACCAGCGCCCGCGCACGAGGCCATCGAACACCATGTCAGAGAGAAGCTGCTTGATCCCGTAGTCCATGCGAAGCTCCGCCGGGTTGAGCGGAACTCGCTGCATGTAGATGTCGAGGAACTGGGCGAGAATCTCCGCCTGCTCCCGGTCCTGCGTCCGCTCCCCTCTGGGGATACAGCGGATGATCGGATAGTTGCCCGCTATGCGGTCCTGAACATCGCGCACAATATCGGAGGCAGTCGGGGGTATTAGCTGGTCAATGTCCGGGCTGGTGGCGAACGTAATCTCTAGGTTGTAGAGGCTCATCGCCACGTTCATCTGCGCCACCTGCGGCGCGTAGAACGATCTGAGGCTGTTGATTACAGCTTCAGTTTCTTCCCATGTGTCGGGTGAGGATGCCAACTATCTCGAACCCCTGCGAATCTTTTGTTGGTCGCGGCGGCGGTAGCCACGCGTCGGGTCGGCGCGGCTGGGTTCCTTCGTTTTCGGTTCAACGCTGGGGCGGCGTTTAGGCCCATGAGCGCCATTCCGGCGCGCCACCAGCTATGCGCCGTGGATTTCGCCGCAGGGGCAGATAGCGTAAGCGCCGTGAATCTTGCGCGTGATTCCGCCCGGCCAGTTGTTCTTGAACTTCGAGATTTCAGGAGTGTCGCCCAAGCTGTGCTCAAAGGACCCGTATCCGGGTTCGTTGACGCAGCACGAGTGCTCGCGCCCCTCCTGAATGTCCCGACGCTTGTAGTTGCCAGTCGGGTCGATCCCGCCTTTGCGGTGCATCCTACTTTTTCCCCTGCTTTGCCTTCTTGGACGATCGCGGGTTGCGGCTGTAAATCCGCATGGGGTTCCGCTTCGCGCCAAGCTGGGTCTTGCCCTTATTAGCCACAGCAAACCTCAGTCCTCGGATGGCAGCGCGCCTTGATTGTAGTGGGGCCAGTACATTCTGCCTAGCTTCGCGCACATCTTGCCCGTGAATTCAGTGGCGATCAGGCCCGGGTCGATGTCGCCGCTGACTGCGCGCACGACAATATCGAGGGCCTCATCCCACGGCTCCTGCGGCAGTCGCTTGTGCTGGGCTAGAAGCTGGCCCTCGCACGCTCGCAAGAGGTCCGCCACCCCCGTATTCGTCTGCGAGTGCTGGTAATCCCCCCACTGGTCTTCGTAGGTCACGGTGCCGACGTTAGTGCCGCAGTCCGGGCAGCCGACGACACGATTAGTAGGCAATGGTCGGCCTGACTTGCGTCTTCAGGTAGCGGGCTGGCTTCCCCTGCATCTTTTGCCGGTGTTGCGACACGAGCCGCCCGAGGTAGACATTCGCGTCCACCATGTCATCATGCCCCGGCGCGTTCTTCGCCCCGGTAAAGGCGATGTGCTCGCGCTCGAAGTCGCCGAGCCAGCGGGCGCGTTTCGGGTGATAGACCTTGTGGTTTTCGTAGTTGGTCGCGTGGGAGAGGGCGCGAGTCCGCTTGTCAGCATCGGGTGCCATCGAACGCAGCGGCAGGAGCGTGGTGGAGCGAATTTCCCTTATCAGGTCCGTCTGCCAACCTGCCTTCTCAATGCCGATGGCCTGAATCGGGAACCAGTGCTCGTGCTCGTAGGTGATGAGCGCCGCCGGACTGGCAGTCTGACGCCGATTACAGTTCATCAGGAAGATGTTCTGGTTCGTATCCACCCCGGCGGTGACAATCGCCGTGTAGTCGGAACGCGTGCGCTCGGTCATTGCCGGGTCCACCGCTTGGAAGCGCCGCCAGTTCTCCCGGTCAGCGTAGTCGGCGATTTCCTCGTCGCTCGCGGGCGGGCAGGTACACATCGTCTGGTGGCCCCCGCGTAGGCCGCAGACGGCACAGTAGTACCGGAAGTCGGATTCCTGAAAGACGGTGTGTTCGCCTGACATCGGCTCGCCCTGATACATGGCCGACCAGATGAAGTTTCCGACCTGATCCCGGCGCGTTTCCAGCGTCTCGATGTCGGGATTCGTGCTGGCAGCCGGGTAGCGCTCCGGCCAGAGAGCGGGGCCGTTCTCGTGAATCAGGCCCCCTTCGGCAAGGCCGCCAGTGTCAGCATCGTGCTGATACCAGACGACCCGCTTGCTGTCGTCGTCGGCAAGAGCCTTCATGTGCATTAGCTGGAAGCGCATGGCCGGATCGAGCAGGTCTTCGCCGAGATCGTTCAGGCTCCAGCGGGTCATGATGACGAGGATGATGCCGTTGGGCTTCAACCGGGATAGGAGCGTGCGCTTGAACCACAGCTTCATGCGCTCCATTTCAGTGTCGGACTGAGCGAGCTTCTCATTGATCGGGTCGTCCACGATGATGAGGTCGAGGCGGCGACCGATGATGGCCCCACCCAAGCCGATGGCGGAAATGGTCGGGTCAGGCCGCTCGCGGTGACCGCGCTTGATATAGATTTCGTTGACGTTCCAGCGGCGTTCGAGGTCCGGCTCAATATGGGGGAAGACCTGCTTGTAGATTTCGTTCCAGCGCACCGTGGCGGAAATGCCCCCAAGGAATTTCTTGGCAAGCTCGTCGGTGTTGGAAACCAGAGCGATCGCGTCGCCGGGGAAGCGCCCCATGTACCAGAGGGGGAATGCGACGCTGGCATACGAGGTCTTCGCGTGGTCGGGCGGGCTGACGAAAAAGACCCTAGACTGCCCCGGGACCCCCGCTTCCTTCCGCTCCACCGCCTCCTGAAGTTTGTCCGTCCAGACCCGGTGATGCCTGTCGGGCCTCATGGGCTGCCCGTCCTCTGTCTCTAGCGTCGTCTCGCAGAACGCTGCGAACCGCTTCCTCGCCAGCGCCATCGCCGCCTCCACCTTCATCGTCTGAATCGACGCGAGGCTCATGCTTGACTGGGAGTTCGACTTTGCGGAGCGCTTCGAGGGAGAGGATGTCCCCATTTTCTACCGCATCCCTGAACGGGTTGAATGCCTGCGTGATTTCATCGAGCGTGCCGTGCCCGTGGACATGGAGGTGCTTCGTGGCCTCTTCGTGCCTCCGTGTTCCCACGCCAATCCGCTCCAGCAGGTCCTTGAGCATGGACACCTGCGGTGCGCTTGCGCGGTCGTAGCCGAGGGCGATGCGCCACGCCTTCTTGACGCCTGCTCGCGCCCCTTGGACGAGGACGGCATTGGCCCCCTCCATGAGCTTGTCTTGAATCTGCGCAATGGCCCAGTGCCATTCGGCATCCTCATACTTTCGCGCCGAACTTTCGGTAATCCCAGCCGCCTCGCCCGCCTCCCGCCACGATGCCCCCATGGACCGCGCGACGAGGACGGTAAGGCGCTTGGGATTATTGGATAGCTTTTGAAGAAAATCCCTTGGGCGGCCCTTAGCTCTTGCTGAAGCCACCGGACTCTTTGGAACTACCCGGAACGCTCCCAGTGGGGCGCTCGAAGCCGTGTACGCCTTCGGTCGCACTCTGCTTGTGCGCGGGACCGGCCCACGGATCGGCCACCTGACGCTCGTTGCGCCGGAAGGCGTTGCCGCTGCTGACGGCCCGTGCAGAATTCAGCTTCACGTCCATGAAGTGCATTCTCCTATGTGATCTCGGCGGCGTACCTACAGGCTATCTCAGCCACTCGGGAGGCGTCAACGCCGGATCAATGATCTCCGTCGCCGCACGAATCGGGTCGAGGATGGGTTCGGTGCGGAATGGATCGCACAACTGCCAGCGCGTAACGACGAACCGACCGGCCCCAATTCCTCGGTCGGCACCAAGGCCGCTGAGTTCGCCCACCGCCGCCATCTGCTGGAGCGCTGGCGTCTTCACGTCCTCCACTTTTCTCGTGAGTAGCAAGATGAACCGCAGGTACGGGCGACTGAAATACTGCGTGCGTCGCGTGATCTCCCGTGGCCCCTGCGGCGTCACGAGTTGGAACGCGCGCTCCCACATGTGCGGTACGCGCTTGCCGTCGGCATTCTCCAGCGGCATCCGCTCTGGTAGGACGAATAGGTTGCCCTTCAGGCGGCGACTGATTGTGAGGGGTCGCGCCTTCGCCCCAGTGGCGGTGACACGCGCCCACTCCTTGAACCCGGCTAGAATTTTGCGGGCCTCGAAGTAATAGCCGTTCTGGTCGTCCCATGGGAACCCGTACACATTCTTGTGCTTGGACCAGAATTCCAACTCCTCGGGCGTCGGCATGGCAGCACCATGGGGGTAGCCCATCGCTTCCAATTGCGCTGGCTCGTAGTCCGCGATGACTTCGTCGCGCTGGATGTTCTGGCTGATCCAGCGGGCAATGACCGGCGGCACGAACGGCGTTCCACCGCAGAGCTTATCGGTGAAAAGTAGGTGAACCTCGTAGCAGAGAAAGCGGTTCGCGCCCGCGTATTTGGCGACCGCTGACGGCGGGGTGGTAGACATAAGGCGGCTTGGCTTGATTCCGGTATACGGCATGGATATGTCACTGCTCACGGTACAGAGTTCTTGGTATACTCGCAAACGGCTTTTAGTGACCTCCTAAGTGAACGGAAAGCCCAAGGGGGCATCGGCGGACCTGAACTGCTGGTGCCCCCTTCAATCAAAAAGGAGCGCAGCCTTATGCCCACGCCCAAGGCGTCCGTTGGCAGTCCACTGAAGGACATCCTCGGCCGTGTCACCGTCATCCCTGTCCTGATCCTCAACAACCACGAGGAATTCGAGCTACGCCACGAAGACGGGCGTGTGCTGGGGAAAATCGGCTTCAACCCGCAACTGGGGCCGTACATCACGCCGATCGTGGAGGAGGTCGAGGAACCGGATGAACTACTGGAGGACTTGGACGATGGCGAGATCACAGTGGACATGCTTATGCGCGCCGTGGCGACCAAGCCACTCAGCCCCGAGGAAGCCGCCCAAAACGCCCGACCCGTATAGCTGGCCCGGCGTTGAGGGAGGGGACGAGGCCCCTGATTTGGGGCTGCTGCGTAAGCGCTCGGTGAAACGCCTGCGCTCCCAAATGCTGCTGCCTGACGCCCGATAGTTGTGTCAGCACCGCACCCCTACTTCGTAGGGGTGAAATTTCAGCCAGTACAAAAAGAAGGCCCCGGGCATCCCGAAATACCCGGAGCCTCCCTCAGTTGAGGGCTATCTAAGCAGGCTGTTCAGCGTCTCTCGCCAACGCACGATGTCGGAAAGCAGGGGCCAGTCTTGGCCGCTGTCGTCCACAATCGTGCCCATTTCGCGCTCCATTACTTCGAGCGCGTTCTCGATGGCGTGAAGGCGGTCGCGCGACTTCGGTGGCCCTACTGCCAGCATCCTCCCGAGGTCGCTGTAATTGGGCACAAAGTTGCCGCGATCAGGGATGCCCCCCGGTAGGGCCGCCTCTACGCCTGTTGCTTGCGGGCCTTCTCCCTGAAGCACGCCCTCCTTCTTGAACGGGTTCGCCCCCGCAGGGCTTCCCTGCTTTCTATCATTCGATTTAACCATGGCGGCCTCCTTTGGCTGCGGTTGGTTGATTGTTACCATAATTCTGGCTGCACTAATCGCTCGGACTGGGCGCTGTCTGCACGGTAAACAGCTGCCATCCCGCCCAGTCGCGTCTTACGGCGCTCCTCTGAGCGCACGATACGTCCCGCTGCTTCTAATTCTGTGAGACGCTGGTGTCCCTTGCCCCCGAGGACCGCTTCGATCTGATCGGCGGTTATGCCGGGCGGATCGTTCTGTTCGGCCCGTAGCACGAGTTCGTACACGCGCTCACGGTCCTTCGCGTTCAAGCCGCGTATCTCGCGTTGCAGGTATGCCTCTTGGCTGGTATCCCGAGCGGCGCGCTGTCGGCCTTGCTCAGGCATCGTTCGCCGCCCAAAGCTCGCCCCCGTCGCGCTTCTCACCCACCAGCTTCCACACGCGGCCCTCCTTGCTCAGGTCGGTCAGTGCCCGCTGTATGACCGCCTTGCTGCCGCCGTTGCGGGCGGCAATCTGCGCGGCTGTGAGGCCATACGGTCGCGCAGTTTTCAGGATCGACATAACGGCCTCGCATCGTGCCCAGCGTTTCGTGTGTCCACCTTCGCTCATCCGGGGATCGCCCGCAGCAGGTCTTGAATCACGTAGTAGGCGGGATTGGCAAAGTGGGCTGCGGCCGCGACCCCGATGACGCTCGCACCCGCCATCAGCAGTAGCCCGACGGTGGTTCCGGTGAGGAAAAAGGCGGCCACCTCTGCCGCCCGATCCGTCTCGCGTGGATTACGGCTGCGCCTCACCCCAAAGACGACCCCCCATGTGATGACCCCAAGGCTGATAATTCCGAAGACGATCGCCAGCGCCAACAGCCGGTAGCCGTTGAATACCTGCTGCTGCACCATGATGGTGAAAGCCGCCTCGGCTGGCTCGCTCAGGCGTTCCCCGAGCATGTCCAGAATTTGTGCGATCTGGTCTACGAATCCTTCCATCAGGCACCTCCTGCGTTCGATATCATCCACCCGATTGTCAGCACCATGCCCGCGAGCACCACGAAGGCCAGCACACCGAGTCCGACCATCGCCGCCACCGGCCGCCACCACCACGGCAGCAGGTGCCGGTTGCCTTCGCTGTAGCGCCACACTACCTGCTGCGGGACGCGCCAGTGACCCCGGTAAGGCGGAAGGCCACGCACCCAGTCGGGGTTCACCCACGCGTTCGAGAGGCCATCCTCGTAGGTTTTGCGTCGGTGGTAGTTCAGGTTCATTTATTGGACCTCCTAAGGTTTTCAGATCGAGACGGTAGGCCCTTATTCGGGGCCTGTCAAATGGCTAGTTGACGCGTTCGCTCAGGCGCTCCAGCAGCGCGAAGCAATCTACGTGGAAGAACCGTTGCTCGCCGGTTTGGTTGTGCTCGGCGAAGACCGCTGGAATCATGGTCGGGAACCATATCTGCCCCGGCGGCGGGGCCTCCTCTGGCGGTTCGGGCTGGAGGTCCAGCGGGAAGATTGGGTGATCGCAGTGCCCGCACCTCTCGTCCGAGCGGATGAGCGGGAAGCCCCAGTGCCGGTTGTCGAGGATTTCGCCGTCATCGCTCATACCACACGCTCCTAAGTGATGGAGCAGAGCCGCCCGGCCCGAAAAGCACAGATTCGGGCCGGGGCCAGCACAGGGTCGGTACTCGCCCGGGTGAGCAGGCGGTCGTGCTCGCTGGGAACGCAGATTGGATTGGCCCGTTTAGACGCATCCGCAAAGGAGTAACAAAACGGAGTACGAAAGAGCCACTGCGATCAACCAACTTGGACGCCCTGTGCTGACGGCTACTGCCGACAGATCATAGCAGAGCGGCTACCTCAACCATTTCGTGGCGGCAAGGGCGTTTGCGTCATCGTTCCGCCGCCAGTAGTCCTTCAGGTGGTTCGGGTCATCGCCCTCGACATTGGGTCCCGGCTTCGTGGCTTCGCCGCAGGCCGTGGCGGCAGTCATGAACGGGAGGAGGACGATCAGGCGCTTGAGCAGCGACCTGCGTTTCAGTTTCATGGCACCCCTTCTTGTTGGTGGGCCGGGACCTTAGGGAGAACCTATGCGCCACCGCGATTAAAGCGATTTTGAGTAGTCCAGCCCCGGCCCAGACCATCATAACCCGCCAACGGCAGCAAGGTGCCCGGGGTCGCCACTACATCAAAGGACGCCCCGGGCGGTTCATTCTAGGGCAGCAGAACGCCCCGGGGAGGGTGTGTCTGACTACCTATTCTGGGGTCGCTATCTGCTTTCTCAGCTTTGCGGCTTTATTTCGGATGGTGAGCGCCGCGCCACGCCATTTGTGAACTTTGCCAACGTCACGCCAGAGGTCCGCCGCCACGCCGTCCGCCAGACCCTCGATGTCCCGCAGCCGCCGGATGTAACACTCCGACCCCAGCTCGGCCAGACCGTTCTTCTTCACAGAGCGAATTCGGCCTTAAGCTCGCGTTCGAGGTCGCTCATCCGAACACGAACAGCCTGACCGTGCGAACTCCCCACGAGCGGGCGCAGGCCATGTCAGTCTGGCCGCCCTCGCAGAAATCTATGTCGCGCAGGAAGCCCACTGACAGGTCAAGGCCGCGATTGTGGTAGGCGGGCAGATGGTCGCTGATCGTCAGACGCGAGCGGGTCAGGCCGTCGGCATCGGCAGGGCGGTCGCAGCGCAGGACATTCAGGCTCGGCACAGCGATGCAAATTCCCGTCCCCCGTGGCAGGTACGGACTGGCAATGCTCGACTCCCACGGATCGAGTCCGTGCCAATTGCGCCCATCATAGGTAATGCTTCCCGCGCCCTCGCTCCCGGCGTAGCAGCACGGGCCATATGCCGACGCGGTGACCCATGCGGAATAGGGCACCGTTTTGTGGTCAGCAGATAGCGTGACTGGCAGGGCTACAAATAGGATTGCCAGAACCGCCCCCGCAGTCCAGCGCCTCGCCTCAAAGCCCCTTCCGGCTTCCCAGCAAGCGGTCACGATAACGTCAAGCACCCTCAGCGCGATGCGGGCAAATCTCATGGCAAACTCCTTTGCATGGGGCAGGGTTTCGGCACCGCCTGTGCCGCCTAATATACCCAAGGGTCGAAGGGCCACCCTGCATAGGCCGCCACCCTACCACGTCGTTCCGTCGCTGCAACTAGGGCAAAATCCTCGCGCGCGCGTTCGATCCCCGCCTCCGCTCCCCTTCCCTCCCCCGCCGCCAGCATCCGAAGGAGTTTTGTGCAGCGGCGGGTCTGTTTTTCGTCAACCTTTCCGCCCTCCTACCTCCCCTCCCGCAAACGAGCCTGAATTTTAATGTTGTTGTCAAATGATTGCAAATGAGCGCACGGCGTCGTGCGAACGTCCTTCGGACGCCCGTCGCCGCGCTTAAATAGCGAGGGGTGCCCCGGGACCCACCACGATGCAGAGCGTTTTGGCTTGTGCGGTCAAAACGACACCAAAGGTCGTAAATATCGTGTAGGTCGTATGCCCTACAACAAGTTGTGTCAGTGCGCTGACACGATGTCAGCACGGGAGCCTGTCAACCAAATCTTGACTCTACTTTTGTCCCGCCACAGGGACGGAGGGCGGTGATCTGCGACCTTTTGGGCCACTAATTGTGTCAGCAAGGAGTCCTTCCGTCGCTTCGGTCGCGTAGTTATGTCAACCGGATATACGGAAATTTGGTGCGAAAATTTCAGGGAGTGACCGGCTTGTTGCCCCGAAATCGAATAATTTGAAATTGGTACGCAAATTCGGACTGGGGCCAAGAACTTATGGTAATAGGGACGGTCCCACACCCCCTTGGAGCCTCC